TTAAGGCTCTTTTTTTTCATCATAGGTATTCTGGGTAGGCTCGTCTTGTTGAAGCTGTTTAAATAGCTTTTTTATCGTAAAGGGAAACTTTATTCCCATTTCTGCGAAGTTTTCTACAATACTAATCCCTTCTGTTCCTATGACGCTACATATTAGCAATACTTTAAAGGAAACAGGAGCTCCAAAAAAAGAAATTGGTATTTGTATGCTATTTTCTTCAAGAACTCTATCCAAAGCGGCTCCAATTAAGACAATAAATATATAAGAACATTTTTTTAAAAGACCTTTGTATCCTACTTTAGAGGATAGTTGTCCTTTTAAGAAACTCCTGATATATCCAGTTGCATAGTCAGAAACCATGAAAATGAACATAGCTCCCAAAGTCCAATTCCAGCCACCTAATAAAAATAGTAAATAGCCAAAACCGGTTATGAACATTTTTCCAATTCCAATTTCTTTCTCCATCTCCATCTCCCTCTTCCCCTTATAATTTCAATATTTCTTTCATTTTCTTATTATATTCTATAGCCTCTTCAGTATGATCTACAATAGCTTTTTCCATATAGCCTTCGTTTTGTAATTTCTTCTTCCACGCAGGCTCTCCAAACATTCTTACAGCTCGATACATGGAGACTCTCTTATAACCTACCACTCCAAGCTCTTTCATAATATGATAAAAAATTTTATCTGCCCAATAGCGATTGATTCCAGTGACATTTAACTCTGAATACAAATAATCGTGGATTATTGCCGCTCTTGTATACTTCCCAAAAGGTGGGAAGAATACCCACAGCACTCTTGGAACACTGGCTAAGTCTGTTATAAATCCTTTGGGGACAGCAATGATATAGCCATTGATTTCATACTTGTATTCTTCCCTTAAAATCCACTTTCTTTCGCCCATTGGCTCAGTCAATAGCGGATTTAATTCCATTTTTCCCTCCTATATGTTTCTTTTCATTTTTTCGAAGACTGGCTGTAATTCTTTCACAACAGCTTCAATTGTAGTTTCATTGATGAAAATTCTCACATGAGATGGTAGCTTTGCTACGAATTCTTGAACTGCCTTTTTCTTCATGGCTCCTAAGCCTCGTCCTCTGATAGTTGCCTCTGCTTTGATTGCCTCTTGCATTACAGCTTCTTTTCCTTTTTGCTTGTACAACAATACTCCATAAGCGATTCCTGCCACCACTGCTTCTCCAACTGCCAATAATACTTGTTTATCCATTTGTATTCCTCCTTTATTTTTTAAATGCCACATTTCTAGCATTTTTTATTTGAAAATGAGCCCCTTCTCGAAAACTTTTCCAATTTCCTGCCCATTCAATTTCATATTTTTCAAGCAAACCTGCCTTTTCAGCTGTTTTGTAAATAGTTTCATAGTAATGAAAATCTTTCCAACTGCCTTTGTAAACAGTCTTTCCATTTTCTTTTACTAACACTCCGATGTCTACTGCATAACCGTATCCATCTACCTTCTCTTGATGATTAGAACAGTATTTGTACCCATCTGCATTGGTTATAATAGTTCCCGGTTTGCTTCGACCTTGCTCATATAGCTCAGCTTGCTCTTTTGCTGTTCTCATTCCACTCAAAATTTTAAAATCATAAGGAGTTATTTGAATAAGTTCTTTCATAAAAGCAATTAAATTCGGATGAACTTTATTCATTTTATCTAAGCTATTTTGACTAAAACTAAATCCCATAATGTTCCTCCTATTCCCATTTAATTTTCTCAATTTCTTTCACTGACTTACATGCTTGTAATTTCATAGATAATATCCCAAAATCTTGGAAAATTTTGTCTTTTCGTTTTGTTCTTTCTTTCCAAACGTCAACAATTTGTTGAGCTGTAAATTCTTTGATAGAATTGTCAGCTAGTACCCAATTTTTTTTGTAATTTTCATCAATTTCTCTAGTTCTAATCATCAGTCCAACATCATCAAAATTTTCTTTATCCGAATTTCTTACTTGAAAAACAGCCCCATATACTTCAATATTTTCTTCTATTTTTTGATTTCTAATTTTTTTTAGTTCTTCTCTTTTTTGTTTTTTCACATCTTCTAATGTGATAAGCCCTTCTATAACTAATTCTTCTGTAGTTTTATCGACAATTTGATTATTTACGACTTTCTGATATTTTTTATCATAGTTATATATCACGTTATCTATAATAACTTCATTATCAGCTAATTCAATCTGTTTTCTAGCTAATTTTTCTTCTTCTGTTGCTTCTCGAATGCTATCAGTTTCTTCAAGAAATGTGATGAAGTGAGGAATATCCTCTCCAATAAATTCCACATACTTTTTTTTATATTCTTCATTTCTTTTTTCTAATACTGCTTTTACTAATGTAATCCCTTTTTTTGCTTCTTCTCTGTCTAAGTATATATACATACATCTCCCTCCTAACTTAATCTTTTCCATATATTTACATTCATATAAGATGGCTTTATATCAAAAGCTTGTCCATTTCCTGAATAGCTAGCACTAGCCGAGTGGTTATGGTTTCCATTATAGTGAATCCCCGCAGCAGCAGCAGTTGTTGAGCCACTCCAAGTTCTAGAAGCATAAAAGTCAGCATTATTTCCACCATACCCTTCATTCCACTCTACCATACCACCAGAGTCCCCCTGTACACCTTTTTTTTGCCAGTAAGCAAATGCTCCAGTCATACTTCCTGCAACAATCAAACCACCTACAGTTCCTGTTATTTCCATAGAGCCTCTGCTGTGTGCGTGTGCATCTTGTGAGTGTGTGTGGTTCCCCCCTGCAGCGATAGATATTGCGTGTGTATGAGATGGCATATTAGCAACACTTAATACTTTTGTGTCACTTCCCCCTGTCGTTCCAGTGTTTTCCCCTGTCTTTGTTGCTCTCAAAAATTTTCCTTCTATCTTTTCCCAAGTTGTCCCTACCCAAAGTAAAGCTGGGTTTGAATTGTTTGTTGTTGTATAGATATCCCCAACTTTGTAAGGGCATTTATCTAAAGAATTTATAATTCTCAATAAATCTTCGTAAAGTTGATTACTCCCTTTTGTGTCTAAAAGAAAAGAGGAATCATTTTTTTTATATTCATTTGTTTTCTCTAAATTTCCCCCACTTTTCCAATCAACCTTTGGTTCTTTACTCTCTGCTAATTTTTTTAGTGCAACTAAATAATCTTCTAATTTATCAAAAGATTCTTTTAACCATGGTCGGAACTCCCCTTTCGCAGATGCTTTGTAAAGTGGTAATTTTATTTCTTCTGATACTTTTTCTACATTTTCTCGATTCTGAGGATCTTCTATCCAATTTGCCATTTTTTACCTCCTAGCAAGTGTTATTCTTGCTATTTCTGTTAATGTCATTTTTTCTAATTCTATAAGAGTGTAGTCTTCTACATATATTTCAAAATCTACTTGTAATCCTACTCCTGCTGCTTTTAGTCTTTTTATATTTTTTAGAACTTCAGACTTACTAATCGTATCTGGAATTTTGATGACAATTTTCCCTGACAATTCTGTCAGAATAAAGTTTTCAATCGGAATATCATAATATTCTGACAAAATCCGCCTGATTTCATAAGGGCTTCCTAAAAAATTAAAGCTTGGTATCTCGAACTTTAGAACTTTTCTATACTCTTCATCTGTTCTTCCTAACCTCGCTATTTTAAAATTCCCTCCAAGTACATCTAGCATGTGTCCTTTTGATTTTTCTAAATCATTAAAATATCTTAATTCTTGCCACATATTCACAACATTGATATGTTTCTGCTTTAAGATTTCAAAGAGTTTTCGAACATACTTCGTATCATGATAAATGTGCGGTATCCTTGTTAAATTTAATTCCATCTAACTCACCTCAGCCGATACCGTTATATTTTCCGCTTGCACAACTGCAATTTCTTTTTTCTTTAGTGAATAATCTGATGTAGACATAGAATAATAAGAATCTCCTAACTTGATTTGAATCGTCTTAATTCCTCCTGTTGCTTTGTAGATTTCCCCAAGAATTTTGTAAAGATAAATTGTGCCCTGCGGCTCGATTGTGTCGATATAATCTTGTACAATTTTCTTGATTTTTTCTACATATTCTTGAAGCCACAAATCCCGAATTGCTGTAATTGAGATATTGACATAAATCTGTTTTTCGATTGCTCTTGAAAATCCAACGGTAATATCATCAAAGTTCTTTGTGATATCCCCAACGGTTCGTATTCCTGCTAACTTGTATTCATATAAAGCTTGTAAGATATTTTCATTCGTATCGCCTAAACAAACTGCCTCATACGCATGTGGCAATCTTCCATCTGAGTCAGTTAAGTCAGTATCATTCTCGATTACTTGACACTTTTGAACGTTTGTATTTTCTAAAATATAGTTCTTAATCCCTTCTGTCGTGAAAGAACTCTTTCTATCTATTCTCTTCAAATATCGCTCCCTTAGCTCCGTATCCGTTTCTTTGTCTCTTCCCCCCACAGCTGGAAGGGTATTTATAATATTGGTTATTCCAGAAATAATGCTTGTCATTTTCGTAATCTGCCCGACATTCACATTATTTTCCTTCCCAGCGTTCAAGGAAATGACATCCAATTCTGTCTTACCTTTTTGAATTTTTAAATCTTCAGCGTTTAAAGTTACAAACTTTTTCCCATCCACCGTTTCCACTCCCCAAGCCTGTGGGATTGTGGTTTCTGTAGATGCTGTTATTTGGATCCGGCTTTTTGCTCTAGTCGCTTCTAGCCAAGTCATATTCAGATGACTCGTGACAGTATTTAAACCACTTCCTACCGCCGTATATACATTCAGATTGTTGTATACAGATAAGCCTTCCAAATAAGCATCGTACTCTTCCGCCGCATCAAATTTTAAAAGAGGGATAATCACATTACTGTCAGTTTCTCGAATGTTTGGCTTTACAGTTTTGAATTCTGCCAATTTTCGTTGATAAATTTCTTCTAAAGTCGGAATAACAAAGCCTTTTTCTGTTATCATAATGTGTACACCTCCCCTTTTATCCATATTTTTGCTACTATCTCATTATTTACAAAATCAATGCTTTCTATCTTATCAATCTCGTATTTTGAAATTGTTTTTATTAGTTCTTGAAGGATCCTTGAATGATTGTTTTTCACTTGTAAAATTCCAGTATTTTTTTTATTCAAATAAGGAACTCCGTATAGGGTATTCAATGCCCATTGTTCCTTATTTTGCTCTAACTCAACTCGAATAGCTTGGATAATGTCCTCTGTGCTCTCTACAAGTTCACAAACGCCATTTTCATCGAATAGGATGTCACAATCTTTATCTAGTTTAATACTTGTTGCCATATTGCCTCCTAACTAGCCGGATCCGTTTGTGTACTTGGATCTCCACCAGGTTTGTATCCATGTGTATGGTTCTTTAGACTAATGCCTCCACCTGTCACATCTTTACTAGCACCAACGCTTCCTTCTACCGATACATTTCCGCTTTGTGTAGTATTCCCTGTCTGCGTTGTATTTCCATTATGTGTCAAATCACCATTCAGAGTCAGATTGCTATTGATTGTCATCTCATTAGCCCCGGTCGTGATGATGATTTCTCCATTTCCTTTGATTTCTATCCTAGTTCCCTTTCCTTCGAGAATGATGTCTTCGCTATTGCTTTCATAATCCCCTTCACAAGAACCTATGATATATGGCTCGTTCAGGCTAAACCTCTCCAAACTCGTATCTTCTGACAAAGTAGCTTCAGAAAATCCAACCCAAACTTTATCTCCAGCTTTTCGAGGGAACTGAAACTTCCAACCACCGAACTTCAAGAAATCTAATTTTACATCAATCAAAGGTGGATATGACATCACTTGTCCGCATAGCTCCCTCTTGGGAATAATTTGCACTGTACAGGTCCCCGCCGCATAGTTGATTTCTGTAATCGTAGCTGGTAAGGATGTATGGATTTCATTATTCGCATCTTGTATCATTGCTTGTACAAATTCAATCATTCCACGACCTCCAACATTGCATTCACGGAGAAATTAAAAACATCTCCGGCTACATAGTTACATTCTTTCACAATGCCTTTTCCATTCCACAAGGTCGATTCTACTTCAATGAGTTGCCCAATCTTCACAATTGGAATAAGAAAGGCTTCTATACTGTATTTTGGCTTTTCTTTTTTCTTACTACTTTCCTTTTTTGCTTTTTTGCTATCTTTCTTTTCTTTTTCCGCTTCCGCTTTTTCTTCTTTTTTGTCTACCCGGACTAAGCCCTGTTCACTTCCTAATTTCAAGACATTGCTGTAAGCCTTCCCGGGCTTTTTCAATTCAATCGTGCTATCTGTAAATCTTGCAATCGTTCCCGTATCTTTTGCGAGTACGGAAATAACATTAGATAGGCGATTGGAGAAAGCTTTTCCATTGGGATATGTCGTATCTTTCCCAAGCTCTTTTATATCAATTTTAAAAGGAACTTGTTTTTCCAACTGCTTCAATATTTCACTTGCTTTGATACCTGCCTTGAACTGCATGTTGATTGGAGTGTTCGTGTAAGCCCTATTGTTAGGACTTGCAGTAATAGTCGTTACCATGTCATTTTCATTCCGATTGGTACTCACGCTTTCCACAATCCCGGCGAAAATCACTCCGTGAAGTTCTCGATAGCCTGCATCAATCGTGACAGCTTGATTCGCTTGTATCTTATTTTTCGTGGTTTCTGATAGGTTATATATCCGAATCGTAGCTGTATCGGACTTATTATCATCCGTACACTTTACATCAAATTCCACGTCTAAATCTTCATAGTCAAAGATTAAGCCACCGACTGTAATAATCCGTACTTGTTTCCATAGCTTTGCCATTACTCCTCCTCTCCAATCAAGAAAAACTTATAGTCTTGATTCAGGTTGCTTGGAGTAATCAAATCCTTTTCTTCCGCATAATCATTGATTTTTATGCAACGAAGCTGGTAAGGAAGAGTATTCCAAGCTAAACTTAAGAAATCAACGTCAGGAACCAATCGGAAAAATCCTGTGATTCGATTTTCGGCTCCGTCTAATACAGAAACATACATATGATGATCTATATTGCTATAAATCATATCTAGCTTCAGATTATTGCCGATGTCGGCAATAATCCCATGCTCTTCAATTCCCGTCACATCAATTTCCAAAGCTTTCATTTTTCCTCCTTCAGCTTAAAAAATATTTTTTAAGCCTGTTTTCTTTCTTTCCTTTTGTTTTTCTGCTATTTTCGTATTTTCTAAGCTTGTAGGAGATTTTACAGTCGCTGCTATTCTTTTCTTCTTTCCGCCCGTACTCCCTGCTTTTTTGTAATCTACTTTACTATCTGTCGCTTTAATTTCTGCGACAGATATTTGTCGTAAAGTGATATAGTAAGTAAAACAGTTCTTTCTATCCGCTTGCTCCAATTCTTCAATATTTTCAATGACTATGTTTTGATATAAATCCCTGCCTGAATAGTAAAATTCAATAGGTTCTCCTGCCTCTAGCATTTTTTCCAAACTCTGACGATTTAACATATAGTCTTTGCTGTTATCAACTACAGTCAGTTGAAAAATAAGAGGCTCTTTTCTGACCGTATCTGAGATATTAAATCCTTTTTCCACTCGTCTATTCGTAACAGTCGCAGAAATACTACGAGATTTATCTGAAATAACATGAAGCTGTATCCCTCCTAGTAAAGATTTTTCTTTTATTCCAAGAAAATTTTTCACAAGAGAAGTCGCCTCTTGTTGCAATTGTCCCCATAAACTCATATTAAGCCTCCAATCCGGCTAGACTAAAGTTTCCGCCTACTTGAGCTTTCCACTTTTGCTCTTTTTCTTTTTCATTTTGCTTGATTTTTTGTTCTATTTGTTCTGCTATCTTCTTTGCATCTGTCGCTTCATAAATATTGAAGACTTGCTTAGATTTGTCTGTATAATTTGGTGGTACTTGATTTTCTTTTTTTAATCGCACAGACGGTTTTTCTAGCATTTGAGCCACCTTTTCTATATCATTTTTTGGAAGTCTTGCAGTATTCAACAAACTTGCTGTTTCTTGAAATTCTTTCTGTCTTTTTTCTTGAAGTCCAGCTTGATAACGATGTTGAATATCTGTCATGTTATCCGCTGCATAATTCAAAGTCCCCCATCCGTGTTTGATATTTTGTATCCCACCATTATTAAATTCTTCTAAATGATCATGAATCGAGTCTGGATCTATCATGATGTTCCCTGTTAATTTTATAACATCCCAACCAGTCCGAAGAGCTCCAAAGACCATTTCTGCAATTCCAATTCCCCCTCGCATAATTTCAAAGAAATTTTCAAGAGTAGCAGTCAAAAACCCAATTTTTTCAGTTGCCTGATCGCTTGGGCTAATCAAATCATGCCAAAAATCATGTATTTCTTTTCTTAAGTCATCGAATTTATAATCTGCTCCTGTAAATGCAAAAATTGCATTCATAGCATCTTCCGTAAAACTTTCTTTCCCTTGAAACGCTCCAAATATGTCTTCAATGACTAAGAAAGCCCCTGCAATTGGGAATTTGCTAATTAAGAAAAATCCGGTCAACAACTTGATAGTATCTCTAGCTTCTTGTGGCATTGCCCTGAATGTATCAAAGATTCCGCTTATTGTTGTAATCACAGTATCTACAATTCCGGTTCCTGTTTTTACAATGCCTCCCAAAAAATTTTGAAGCCATTCTGTATTGTCTGCCATCATAGACCAGAACTCTCCACGAGTTTCTCTCATTAACCCTCCAACATATTCATATACATCTCCAATTCTGTTTTGCGCAGAAAGAATTTTTCCTTCCGGAGTTTTGAGAAATTCCGCATTTTGCTCTCCAACGTTCATTTTTACTGCTTCCACCAAAGCCGCTACTTTTTCTTCCTGTTTCCCGGTTTTTATCATTTTTTCTTGATATTCCGTTAGAGTAATCCCTGCTTTTTGTAGGATACCCGTTTGCCCCAAGAGCCCTTTGGCTAGCATATTTGCCACTCCTACAGCATCTTGTCCCGTTCCTTTCAAGCCTTTTTGTTGCACGATGACATCTTGCATAGCAGGCATTAACTTCTTCAAACTTTCTTCCGTTAAGTTATATGTCGCTAACTGTTGAGCTCCTGCCAACGTCACTTCATCCCCTACGACTCCAACTTTTTGAAGTTCAGAAGCATAGCTTTTGATACTTTCAATTTGCTCATCTCTGAAATTTTGTCCTTTCAGAGTAGAATATAGTTTCGTTTCTTGCTCAATTTGAAAGTTACTCGCTTCAATCGCTTTATTGTATTGGGCAATTAAAGTGTTGACTGTAAAATACCCTGCCGCCATTTTGAATAAGCCGCTGTCTGTGAAAGATTTTAGTGAAGAAAGGGAGCTTTTTACTTTTTTAATTTGGGAATCGACTGCTTCAAAGCCTTTTCCCTTGAGATAACTCATAATATCAATGCTTAACTTTCTAACTGCCATATCTTTCCTCCATATACTCCACTAACCTTTCAAAGTATCTTCGAAGCTGTGTTACAGTATAATTTTCTACCGCTTCAAAGTTTTTTGTATATCCGCTCAGTGCCATCACCATATATTCCAATGCTTCGGCACTTTCTTGAATTCCATTACAAGCTACGAAAGGTATCTCTTATTTTGATTAAGTAGATCATCTCCCCAACTTGTTTAAATACCTCTGCTCCCATATCCACAAGTTCTTTATACTTATACTCATTCACGTTTTTTCCTAGCTTTTGTAAGAATACTTCTGCCACATACGCTGTATTTGTCTTATTTTTCCCAAGTGAAACAAACAACTCTTGAGCCAAATACAAGTCTTTTTCGCCATCTTTGTTTTTTAAAGATAGCTCTAAATCTTTGTATTTTATCGTATCAGGAATATTCAGAAATTCTGTCATATCCGGATTTTCTCCTGCTGGATATTTTAATATCTCTTTGCAATACCCCACCAACTCTCTATCCTCAAACTTTTTTTCTAAGTCTAAGATATATTGTGTCGGTTGCTCTACTAATGTGATTTTATGCCCATTTATTTCTAATTCTTCTCGATTTTGCATCGTTCCTCCTATCTTTTTTTAACTTTCCTAATTTATTTAATTTTTCTTGAATATCGTCTTTCTTTTTACATATCTGAGAGTTTTTATGAATTATGTTATACCTCTCAGGTGGACCTGTGTATAAACCTCGTAAAAATGGGACAATTCCGATGAAAAAAAGTAATATATAGCACTTTAAAAATAGTCTCATGAGCCACCTACTTTATATAGTCTAAAGCAGGCTTTAAGTTGATTGCTCGAATTTGCCACTCTCTTTCTTTTGCCACTGTTTCTACGTTTAAATCTGCAATTTTCACAAAGTGAGCGATGCTTGAAAAAGCTCCAATATCTCCATTAAAATTTCGATCCGTTAGCAAGACCGGGAACTCTTTATCGGAAGAAGCTAACTGTGAAAAAATAATGTTTAGAGGGCTTGATTGTAAGATTTTTACAGTAATCAGAGCATTTCTATCATTTTTTTCTACTGTTATCGTATCTCCGTCTGCTCCGGTCACAACTTCCCGGAAGTCACTTTCATAAGCAACGGTATATTTTGCATCCTTTCCATAGTCTGTGACTCTCGTGCCATTGACTACTAAATCATGTTTATTTGAATTGTAATTATAATGATTTCTTGCCATGTTTTCCTCCTATTTTTATACTGCGAAAAATAAGTCCATTTTAATTTCTTTGATTCCATAGGTGTAATAGCATGTTACTTTCACACCTGTATAAATCCCCTTCAAAACGTCATTGGCAGGAATATCTGCCACATCAATCAGTCTGACATTTGTCTTCCCTTCTGCCAAAGCTCCCATCGCTTCAAATTGTCCTGTTCTCTTCAAAATAACAGCTTTTAATGTAGAAGTATCATAAAAAGTTGGCTTGGGCGTTGCTTTTAGCCAAAGTGTAATATCCTCTTCCAATCTAAATTTCAAAGCTTTTGCACAGTGGATAAAGTCAATGCTATCTCCGCTTACTGTCACTCCTTCCGCAAGTCCCAGCTGTCCTTTCATTCGGGCTTGGTAATTGCAATTTAAACCTTTCAAAATCCCTTGCTCTGCCCCCGAATATCCAGAGTCTACTGCTCCGTTTATCAATTTGTTTGCAATTAAAATTGAACCGGGAAACTGCGGAATGGCATATCCTGCTACACTCGCATCCTCTGTTTCTTCATTCGAAGAAAATACAAGGGCTGTCGTATCTTGCGTGATAGCTTGTACTGAATTCTTCAACGAGCCTCCAACTTCTGTACCTTTCAAAGGTGTAGCAAACAGCATTTTTTCTCTTGACGCAATTTCTTTGGAAATCAAAGCAATTTTTTCTAAGTCTTGTTCATCTGTAATTGTCCCGAACCAATCGTTCGTAACAGAGTTAAACAAATCCGCATACTCATCTCCGGCTACTTTTTTCCCAAACACTAGGACTTCTTGAGCCCCTGCCGTGAAAGCTGCCTGAATTTTCTTATACAACAAATCACTTTCCAAAAGTCCAGTCACGTCTTTGATAGAAGTGATTAATTGTTCTTTCACTTCTTTTTTTGTAGAAAAAGCCCCAATGACATTGACTGTCGCTTGATTGACTGCTGTGGGCTTATGTACATTTAAAAAGACTATCTTCTTTTCTGCTCCTATTTTGATTCCCATGAATTCCTCCTTTTACTTATCGTTGTTCAACAGACGTTCAAAAAACGTTTTAAATTTTGAACGCCATATGATTCCTCCTTTTACCTTTAATTCCAGTTCGACCTTTTCAACATGCTCGATTTCAGCAATGTTTTCTTCTAAAGTTCGAACGTTCATATCAAAGCTATACCTCTCTGTATAGCTGTCTTTTGTATATTCCGAAACATCTATCAAATCAGTAATTTCTTCTATTACCAGTTCTTTTCCCGCTCTATCAATCCACCATTCCGAGCCTACAATATGTGAAAAATGCTTTCTTATCTCTTCCACATCTTCTTCACTTTCTTTTTTTGACAAAGTGAATGTGAAGCTTATCGTGTGCCGGTGGACTTCTATCTGTTGATATATCCCTTTATCTCCGTCTTTTCTTTCTTCGTATCGTTCTACAATACTATTATTTAAAGTTCTTGACACAACACGAGGCAAGGTTTTTTCTTCGCTATGCTTAAAATCAACCATTGGCTTTATTTGAAAGTTCGGACGGATTTTCTGCATTTCTTTTAATAGCACCACTTCCAATTCCCTATTCTTCATTTCTCATCAGCTCCAAAGAAAATTCATCAAAGTCTGCATAAATTCTTGGTAATATGTCCGTGATTTTATACTCTAAGCCCTCTACTATGATAATGTCCCCCATTTGTAGCTTATCCTTTTTAAAAGACTTCCCATTCAGTGTCCCGATATTACGTCCTCCTTCTTGCAGATTCGGGCTATTTCCTCTTAACCTTGCCTTGTATATCAGCATCAAGCAATCAAATTCCCGAACGGATCCTTCTGGACTGTCAATGTTTCCAGCTATTCTTCTCTCTACTTTGTATCTTTTCAGTTCTTCTTGAGCAAACTCTCGCAAGGTAAATTCCATTATTCGCTCCTTTCAATTCTATATTTAATGCTTGAAATTAAAATACTCTCATCAATCAATGGACTGTCACTTTCTTTTCGTTTTGCCGTGTTTTCTGCAATCGGCGGAAACTTTCCATTATGAATAGTATCCTGAACTTTCGTGACTGCATACTTCCCAATTTTCTGTAAAACTTTCTTTGCTGTTGTTTTTCCTCCAACAATATCATTGATTCCTTGTTCTAGCATCAATGCAAAATGTTCTTTATGATATTGAAATGTATCTCGAAAAAATGGACGGGATGGGAAAGAAACTCGAAATTCATCACTTCCATATTCCATTAGCATGGCAACATAATCTACAGCCAGTCCTGTTTTTTCATAAGTTTTCTTATCATCAATATAGATAATAAGTCTTAACTCCTGAAGTTCTTCTAGCTCTTTTACAATTTTTTTCCATCCCAAATCCTCGTCTTTCATTGTATCTCCTTTAAAATGTCTTTCGACTAAAACGCTTCATAATTCTAGCCGCCTCTACGCTTGCAAAAGTAATTTCTCCAATTTTTTGGCTTCTGTCATAGCTTATCGACATATCGTTGATAGTCTTTCCTACAATCCCTTTGCCAAGTCTTTTAATGTCTTCATTTCCCCCGCTCATGATTGCATACGCTTCTAATATTTGCACTCTTTGAATTAGCTTCATCACTTCTTCGCTATCATGTAAGCGAGGGAAATTTTTCTCCCCTTGCATCCGACCATTTCTAGCCCCAATGGCTTCGATTTTGTCAAACGCTTGATATAGAGCTTTTTCTAGCTCTTCTTTGTCTATCTCCCCATGTCTTGCAGTTAAGAAAGCTTGTGCTTCCTCCACTGTCACATACCCAATCATTTTTGTTTTCCTTTCTTTTTGTCTGTTTTTTCTACTTCCTGAATATCTTCAGAAGTATCCCCTGTGGATTCTTCTTCCGCAGGAACTTCTTCTTTGACTTCCTCAATATTTTGGTTTTTTAATAACTCTTTAATTTCTTCTTTGTCCTCAATTTCTAAAATCCCATCGTGAAATTGATGATATTGATTTTTCCCTTTTACATACACACTGGCATATAAGATATGTCTTAATTTCATGCTTTCCTCCTATCTTTTCAAGTTTACAATCATTCCCATCGTATGAATATTTCTGACTTGTACAGAAAGTTCTGTCACAATCAAACCTTTCGTATTATCCCCAGTTTCTCCCATGTATTTATGAGATAATCCACGAAGAACTTTTGCTTCAATGTCATCATGATTCAAAATCATCATTTCATCTCCACGTAAATTAGTTGTCGGAATAATAGGAAGAGTCCCGAAATCTGTTGCAATATAAGTAGCTACAGCCCCCAAAGTATGTTCTGCTGGCGGTGCTTGGATGTAGTCTTTTAGCAACTTGGAAATCTTTACCTTTTGAATTCCCGGAACATATAACGCATAGTTTCCACCGTCTACGTCTCCACCTACTTCAAAGATTTTTCGTAGAACATTTCCAATCATTTCCAAAGAAATATCTTGTCCCCCTGCATCGACTAACTGCCCTTTGACTAAGAAACGTTTGACTCCGTCCATTCCTCTTTTTGTTCCTTCTTCAAATTTTTTCCCTTTGATAATCGCTTTCTCAATCTTTCCTAACACAGTATCCATCTTTCTAGTTTGTTCCAATGTGTAAACGTCCACTCCTCCAGAAGATGGAACATTAATTGCTTCAGAAGTTCCTGATACAGAAATTTCTTCGCGAATAATTTGAGTGTTGTTGTCGTAGTTCACACCCTTTTTATAGGTTGTTCCTTGAAGATCTGCTCCTTCAGCGATGTTATCGTTGATGAAAAAGATTTCTTCTCCAATTTTGTAAGATGCCGCTGCTGTCGTAGTTAATTGTGCTCTTTTCACTGTCAAAACATTTTCAGCAATATTTGAGATTTCAACGACTTCATCTCCAATTGCCGCCAAACATCCTTTTTTAAAGATAGAACCATCTTCTACTGTGAAGGAAGTCTCTGAATTCGAAGAAACTGCTTTTGTCAAAATCGTTTGCGTTCCCTCAGAAGAGTAGTCTACCCAAGTTATTTTAGTTTGAGTTGCAGTTCCTAATCTTCCCAATGCAACTAAATTTAAATATAACGGAGCTCTGTTAGCGTTTGTATATGCCAACAAAGGTGTTAAATCTTCCTTATGTCCTACAATTCTATCCACTGTAATCATATTTTTCATTTATTATTCCCCCTTTTCTAATTCCGCTTTTTTGCTTAATAACAATGTAATTCTTGCCCGATTCATCATAGAGTTCCCTTTTTTCTTCAATTCTTCCAACTCCGCATTGACCTTTTCCAAGTCTGTTTTAGGCTCTGTTTTCGTGACCGCTGGTGGTGTACTTGTCCCTCCTGGTTCAAACAAGTCCTTGTATTGTGTTTTTAGAGAATTCAATTGTTCATCTAAGCCTTCAATCTTATCTTCTTTGAATTGAATTTTAGAGAAATCTATCTTAGCCATCAGCAATTCTCCATATTTCACTCCTGAAAGAATTTTTTCAATCGCTAATTTCTTGACATTTTCTAAAGTTCCCCCAAGTACTAATCCTTGTTTTAAGTCTTCCTCTGTGACCTCTTTTCCAAGTTTTTCTTTCAAAAATGCTTGCACTGCTGTAGCCCCAACTTGCTTCGTCATTTCCGGCTTTCCCGCCAAATATCCCTTGACTTCTTCATCTGTCAAAGGAGTTTTTACTTGTTTTTCCACTTCTGTCACAAAGCCATTTTTAGAAAGAAATTCCTTGTTTTCTTCCTTTTTCAAATAGTCTATGACTTCTTGTTCATTTTCAATCATTGTTTCCTCCTTTATTTTTCTTAATTGATTCTGCCCAGCATCGACATCCAAATTCCTGTCCGGGTAAAATATCTTCATCTACTCGAAAGATTTTGCCGTCTTTTTCAATATGTTCCATCCGCACTCGATTATCTTGCATCGTATGCCATACATAGTATTCAATTCCGTTTTCTAGCCATAAATCTTGCAACTGGGAAGCATAAATATTTCCAGTCTGGTTTCTCGCCCAAAGCTCATTTCTTCTATTTGCCCATTCATGGAGTTTTTTAATCTCTGTTTGTCCTAATGTCCTATTTCTTTCCAATTTTTCAATCAGATGTTTCACGTCACCGCTTGGAGCATAGTAGTTTTTTAAACGATTCAATAGCTTATCTATGTCTGTGTTTGATATCTTCCCTTGCAGCAACTTATCAAATCTATGATCTAAAGGAGCATTAAAAGATTTTAAAATCTTTTTATACTCTTGTTCTTTGAAGGTTTCCATTTGTTGTGGAAATGTCTTTGACATTTTTTGCATGTGTAAATAATTTTCCCGAATCCAAAATTTTGCTCCCGTCAAATCAGGACGCTTTAATTCTTCGTCCGTTAAAGTTCGCCAAGACTCAAAGACATGCTTATTCGTAGCAATCGCTACTTTTGTCAAATCTTCTATCATTTTTTTCTTTTCCAAATTAGAGAATTCTATGTCCGGAAGTTCTGTAAGTTCCTCTTCTTTCATTGCCTCTTTATACTTATTCAAAAGCTTCTTCGAATGAAAGGTAAATACTCTTTGAAGTTGCTTCTCTACATTATGGGGAAACAGGCTCTTCTTCATCTAAACCAAGCTCCTTTATCAGTTCATCTCCTTGTCTTTTTAATAATCCTGCTATTCGTTCTTCTGTGTCAATCTCTTGTAATATTCGCAAAGACTCTATCAATTTTGTTCGATACGATAAATCTGTTTTCGTTCGTCTAAGTTCATCTTCTACGTTAATATCTGCAATATTGACATATTTAATCGCACTCTCAATACTTAGTATTCCTGAGCTAATCCCCTGTACTGCTATGAGTATCTTTTCTCCCACTCCCAATGAAAGAATATCTTTTCCAGTAATTATGACCTCTAACTCTTGATGATACAGCTCCTGATATCCCCACCGAAGCACTTTTTCAAACCCGGTAAACACACGATCCCTCTTTGCCACTACTGTTGAAATCGTTCTTTCCATATCCCGTCTTTTTGCTTCCCCAGATGCGGAAGAACCATTTTTATTCAGTCCAAATGCTTGCTCATTTGTCCCGGTATTTTGATAGATTTGCTCGATAATATTTTTACGATGAGCATTCCATTCTTCCGTTTTTGTATTCATCTGAATTTGTTTAATTTCCTTGTCTTCCGGTTCTACGATGACAATTCTATCCTTTATTTTGATAGCCAAGTTTCCTTCCTCATCGTATTCCAAAGCACCATCGGGAAATTGTAGTAGCGGATTCGCTACTTTATCAAAAGCCTGACTTGTTAGAGTATCACCAATCACAAGCTCTCGATTATGGATGACTAAGTCTTCTACATAGTCGCTTCTGTGAAATAAATTATGAATTTCAACTACCTGCCAATTTTCATATTTTTTAATCCACCCTAGTCCATCTTGGACGGCTCCATATTCTCTTAAATCAAGCGGATAAGGCATTTCAGATAATCCTTCTTTTTCTATCTTGTATTTCCGATATTCCGTTTTTCCTTTTTTGTAGATTTCTGTTGTTAGTACTTTTTTCTCTTCTTCAAAAACAACATAGTAATCTACTAAATCACTGTTCAATTGGCTTTTTACAGCAAAATATTGATACGGTGGAATGATGTCTATATAGAATTTTCCATCTACAATATAGCCTTTTAAGAGTAGTTTTCCTGCATAGCTTTGAATCGCTACCGCTTCCGCCGTCTTATCTTGCAAGTCAATTTCTTCTAATATTTTTTTCTTTTCCTCTTCGATAGAAATGGTTGGTTCTGTATTAGAAGCCAGCTCTGCATAAAGCTTCGTCACTGCACCCAATATGTTATTTCCCACAACCAAGTCCTTGAACGGTCGATAGACTCTTTCCAAAATCCGCCCGTTTCTGTTAAATTCAGCGTATTGGTTTTTATCATTTAAGACTCCCATGTATTCCAATTTCACTCTCTTCAGAACGTCTTGATAAAAGACTTCGGAGGATTTTCCTGCGAAAAGCTTTTGATTCCGGCTATAATTCATATATATTTCACTGTTTCTATGCTTTCGATACGCCTCAAATATCTCTTGCATTTTGTATCCCCCTTTAAAATCGTTTTTAAGCCCTTTGATGTTTCACTTCAATAAAATGTACCCTAAACCATTTCAAATGATTTTTGAACGCCCATTGAACGACGACAGGTATATCACAGACCGCTTGGACGACTAAACTTTTTACTGTTTGCCTCTCTCCTCTTTTTCAAGTCTCCTTCAAAAGCATATCGGGTAGCATCTATTGTATGATTGTCTATGTCCGCTAACCTTGCCACTGTTTCTCCATATCTATCAATGTCATAGTCTGCTAGTTGAAACTCTCTTGCGATGTTAGGAGTTCTCTCCGGATCTATGTAGATTTCCATCTCTCCCAACCACTTCTCTCCGCTCTCTACGCTTCCTTTTCCTTTTTTAGCACTATAAGCCCGTATTCCATAAGTCCGCAGTTCCGCAACAGACTTTGGCTCTGCACTATCACAAGTCACCGTTTCATTTCTTTTAATCTGCTTTTTAATTGCCTTCGCCAATACTTCATTTGATTTCTGTACTCCATAAAATTCTGATATAGCATAAATTCTTTTTCGCATTCGGTCATATCCCCACCTTACAAATGCCACCGGATCCACTGCATACCCCCAGTCCACTCCATTCCGGAATGTATCAAGCGTTCTAATGAGTGAATCCGGAATTTTTTCAAGATGCAAGTGTGGGAAAGGAACAACTCCGCCACCAACCGGCTTTCCTAGATACTCCCAATCGTAACCAACTGAATCTTTTTTCTTTTTTTCATCTGCTTCTAAAATAAATTCTTCTGAGAGATATGGATTGTCTATATAGCAAGAATGATGAATAAATGAGGTTTCTTGCTTTTGAATCACTCCATATTTTTTGTTAATCCAATGATGCCGCTGCTTTGGCGGATTGTAAGATAAAAATCCCTTGTACTTTAAATTGTCTGAAATTTTTCCCCGTAAAACTGACTTTATGACTATTTCTATTTCTTCCTCTGTGGAAAATTCTGCCGCTTCTTCTATCCAAAAATATGCGATTGGAAATTCCGCGGTTTTCATAGATTTTCTTTTATTGGGATCATCTACCCCAAAGAATAGGAATTTATTCCCTCTAGGAGCATAAATGATTTCCATAGGGGATGTTTTAAAAATGAAGTAATCTTCTACCCCTAGTTCTTGTATTGCCCACTTGATTTGCTCATATACGCTTGTTCTCAATGTTTCAGCAACTTTACGAAGTACAACAACATTCACAGGTTCTCTCATTAAAGAAAGCACTAAAATAAGAGCAATATGAGAAGACTTTGCAGATGCCCGTCCCCCTTTGCACACATATCTTGTATACTGAGAAGAACGCCACGCTGTATATAGATTATGAAAGTTAGGAAGTAAAATTTCACTAATTCTCTTCACTTTGTGATTTGTCAAATCCATCTTCTTTGATGTCATCTATAAACACAACTCCCTTCTGCTCTTCATTTGCCTCTAACATTGCTTCTCTCTCTTTTCTAGCGTCCATTTTTTCTAAGACATTGGCAATTTTAATCAAAGCATCCGCTGCTTTCGGATTTTGCAATAAGTGAGGATTTTCTATAATTTCAAGCAAGTTTTTCTTATGTGCTTCATCCAGCAAGTCAGACATGTCATCTGTCGTCATTTGTGCGATTTTACGAGATTGCTCGAACTCTTCTTTATACTGCTTTATCCATCTGTATATCGTTCCTGTCGACTTTTCTAATAACTTTGCGATTTCTTCCGCACTCTTGCCTTCGGCGTACAATTTCTTTGCTCGAATTTGCTCAACGTTCACAGAGCCTCCCCCTTCCTTTCTTTATTCTTCACTTATATTGTGCCTTTCTTTCCGTTTTTTCATTCGGAAAACTCGAAAAATTCCACAAAAAAGAAAAAAAGACGAGATTTTTATTTCTCGTCTTCTTTATATTAACTTATTTTGATTTTCTAAAATACAAGCAATGACCTGCTCTAGTTGCTCTTTTGTTAATGTATTTGGGAGCTTTTCAAGGTTCAATCCTTTCCGATAATATTGTAACGCAATTCGGATATTTTCAAAGTTCCAAAATTTGCTTCTCAAGAATTCAACAAATTCTTCTTCTTTGTCATTTTCTTCCTGAAAAATGACTTTTGCTATTGCCCGATATTGCCGTCTTTCTATTGTTCCAGTCAGTAAATTGACCCCTTTTTTATTTGTTGCATCACATACATAATACCTATTATTTGAGCAATCTACAAAGCCGCAATGATGTCTGCGTTTTCCGTAGTACATAGTAAAGTAGATTCTATGTATTTGCCCAGCCGACCATGAATTTACAGAGAAACGAAATCCGTTTATATCTGCCAAAGATTCCAATTTCTTTTCCAGCTCATAAATGTTTACAATGTCCAAATAGCCTCCTTTATTCTTTCAGAAATTCTGTCAAAGCTTCTTCTATCACTTTACTGAAGCTTTGTCCCGGATATTTCTCTTCCAATTTTTTTAAAAGCTCCGGAGAAATCACAAAAGATTTGGTGATTTTTTTGTTTTCTTTTGCTTTCCGCCCGGAGCCCTCTCTTTTTCCGCCCCATGTATTTTCTGTCATAACATCCCTCCTTGTTTTCTAAGAAGGGACGTTGTCCCCTCTTAGTTTATTTTATAACATGTATTAAGAGTCCCATAGACCCAGCTCTATATATTTTGATTTCTTTTCCCTTGATTTCCTCTACCAATCCATCATCATCATAGATTTTTAGCCAGTTTTGAAAAGTGTGACATAGTTCATAGTGTCCCGGAATTTCTGCATCATCATTTTCTACAATATATGCTTTATATGCCGCATCCTCTCCGAAGACAATCACTTCCGCGTTGATAAAAGGAGCTTCTTCCACGCAACCAACCGCCGTCAATGCGGCTATATCTGACATTCCAACATAGATACTTTTTTCTTTATAGTTTTTCATGATTTCCTCCTTGTAGTTTTCAGTAGAAGGGGATCGTGTCCCCTTCTGCCTTATCCTCTGTTATCATATATGATTGCATTATCTGCAACTTCAATGATAACTTCATCATTTTCTTCTCTATATGTTCCCATGATAGATAAAAAACTACAATTTGTGAAATCTACGATACAACTTCCTGATTTTACATCCACATTTTCCATTTCTACAGTAATACTGTCTATCATGTCTTCCTTTACTTCTGCCCAAGTTTTTCCAATCATTTTTTCAAAATTTTCTTCTTTTTCATTTGTCCACGCATCCAAAACTATGATGCCTTCATCTGTTTTTTCTACAGAAATGAAAACTTCCGGAGCATTTTTTTCATTCACATATGCGGTATAATCATAATTTTGTCCCATTGATTTTTCCAGAACTACTTCTGAAATTCCATTAAATTCATAATCACCGAACGCTATGATTACTTCATTTTCAAAATCTTCTACCGCTACCTCCATTCCTTTCATTTCCTTTACAACTTCCATTAACTTTTTCATATTTTCCTCCTTATATTCCTCTTAATAAATTTAATAACAAACCAACGATAATCATTCCCTTGATTAAGATGCTTTTACTCCGCATCCCAATCAAACCCAGTAAAATAATGACCATATTTGACATTTTGTTTTTTTAGGGATATAATGAGGTTAGAGGGGAGATCCCCGAAGGGCTTTTAGCCCTTCAAGAAATCTCGGATTGTTGTTATTAGAGCCAAGACGGCAATCATGAACTCTAGTATCAACTTCACTATCTCTAACCTCTCCCGCCTCTGGCGGGCTTTCTTTTTCCCTTTGATTTTTTCCACCTCCTTTTTTTTGTTTTTTCTCTCTTTCATCACCTCCCCTTTACAATATTAGTATATCATCCTTTCTTGAAAAAGTCAATAGTTTTTTCAAGAAATATTTAAAAATTTTTTATTTTTTTTAATAGGATGAAAAATCTTTTATTTTCAATGAAAATATAGTAAATAAAAAGAGAGTTTTTCAACTCTCTAAGAATAAACTATATTGATTTGTATCTTTTTTTAATTGCAATTTACTTTTAAAAGAAGACTCTTTTTCTAAAAGTTCCAAGCTTTCTAAATCGACCTTCCAAGTCCCTTTTTGTTGACAGAATATATATTGTCCGCCAAGCGTGCCATTTTTGCAGTAATTATATATCGTGTCAACCGATACTTTAAGTCTATTTGCCGCTTGAGCGACTGAAATATATTTTGCCATGTCTTCCTCCTTGCTTTTTTTCTTATTGTAACACACTTTTTTTCATTTGTCTTTATTTTATTACACAATACCACTCCTCCCTCTCTGATGAACGCCCAAACATAGATTTTTTGTATTTTTTGATAGTGAATGTTGCCTCTGGAAAAGTCTTTTGAATGAGGTTTGAAAGAGTGTTCTCCACACTTCCGAACACTAGAAAAACATTCCCTTTTTCTTTATTTTTTTGTATAAACTCTATCAATGCCATATCGTCCTGTTCTGTCCAACTCATCTCTTTATATCTATACCCTTTTGTTCCCCTCTCCTTTGTCCCTGTGCTAGTCACATACGGCGGATCTAGCAAAATAAAACTGTTATCAAACTGCCAATTTTTGTTGAAAAACTCATGTTTTATGTGAATATTTTCCATTTTTTGTAAGTATTTTTCTAAATTTTGTAATTTTTGTATCGAATAAAAATTGCTGGACAAAGAGTCATCTTGTTTTACACTCATTAACATTTGTAATGCTTTGATTTCATGTGATGCCAGTTTAAGAATATTCTGCCTTGTGATTTCATGAAATTTTTCTTTCCACCCCAGCCATTTCTTTTTATCTTCATAAAAAGCTCTGCCTAAAGTTATTGTCTCTCCATTCAATATGTGTTCTACCGCTTTTTTATAAAGTTTTATTCCATGTTTTCTGTTCCGGATGAGTCCTTCCATAAACTCATCTTTGACATTTGCAAGTACTGTTACTTCTCCAAATTCTTCTTTCACATTCAAAGTTACTTCCATAGCCCCAGCAAACAAATCTACAAAATGTTTTTTATAATTTTCTTGAAATATTTCTTTAATTTCTTTGTAAAATCTTCCCTTACTCCCCATGTATGCGAATGTCTTTTTGATTTTCATAATTCCTCCTGTACAATAAAAAAAGAGCCCAGTAATTCCTAACTTTTTTAAGTTAGAAAATACCGAGCTCAATGCTACAAAGTATCTTATTTATTCAATTTTTCTATAATTTTAATCGGCACTTTTTTATTTGCTTCTATGATGTATCCATGCTTTATTTTCACCTCACACCAGCCATCATGCTTTTTCATTTCTTCAATTAAATATTTTTCGTTCTTTTCAATCTGTTTTTCTTTCATCCACTCTACCTCCACAACGTCATTTTTTCAAGTCTAAGTTTTATTAAAAAATAGACTATTAAAAAAAGTCAGACTCAAAACAGAGCCTGACTTTGGCAATTTCCTCTTAACTCCCTTGCCTGCTTGTTGTATTTCTTGTAAAATAGAGCTCTTGAAATATTCAATTTCTCAATGAGTTCTTCATTGCTCATCCTGTAATTTGCACAAATCAACTCTTCTAATTTCTGTCTTATTTTTCTCTCTGTGTTTTTGCATTTCTTGTAAGTACTACTCTTTCTTTCCCTTTTTGCTTTCAATAGTTTATTTCTGAGTATAGAATCACTATTTCCAAGCAATTGTAATAGCTTATCTCTTTCTTCCTGTGTGATAATGATTTTCATAAAATACTCTCCGCAGTTTCTGCAAACTTCTTTTTACTATCGCATTGACTCTTTGTCTACATACTCCCATTTCTTTAGCTATCTCTTGTTGTTGATAGCCTTCGAAATAAATTTTTTTTAGAATAAGAGCTTCTTTCTCGTCACAAGTAAGCTTGATATATTGCTCTAATGTAGACTTTAAACAAATAGAGTTTTCTTCCTCTATTGTTGTTTCATCTTCGCTCTTAAAATCTCGATACTCAAAGTCTATCCGTATTTTTCGCTCCTCTTTACTCATTTTTTCAATGACATGAGATGGAAGTCTATATTTCTCCCTTTCCCGATACCGCTTGATTTTTTGACGGATCCAATGAAAAGCATAACTAGAGAGCTTTACATTTTTTGTTTCATCGAACTTATCAATTGCATGACAGAAAGCTAATATTCCTTCTTGAAAGCCATCTTCTGAACTTCCATACATGCGATTGATTTTATGTACTAAGTTGATGTTTTTCTCTATCAATTCATTTCTAGCTTCTATATCCCCCAACTTTGCTAGTCTTATGAGTTCAAGAGTTTCCTTCGTTTCCATTTTTAATTTTCCTCAACATTCAGAAGTTGAAAGTTTAAAATAATAACATTCGCTTGAATTGATTTTTTATTTTTCAGTGCTTTTTCAATGTGTCTTTTGCATCTTTCCAATGTTTTCATATCTTTTATCTCTTCATCCAGCTCAATTCCAATATTTCCCATCCCTGACTCGCTATTTCCTTTGAATTGATAGCTCATGAAGTATTTGTATATTTTCATTCCTAAACCACCTCATCTTTGTGTATCCAAGAAATAACATATATTTCTACGCCATTTGTTGCAAAGAATGTCAAATCAGATATCATTCTTTCAAACGTTTCTCCCGTTTCATTATTCTCAATTTTTAAGACAACATCTTCTTTCTTTATTTCTTCACTCATAATATCTCGCAAAATATATTCTCTGTCATCGCATAATTCAAACACCCTAACTGTATTACATTTCAATCCTAATTTTTCTTTTTCATAGTAATCAGGATTACTCTTAAACGTTATTACTTGTTTCATTCCTCATCATCTCCAAGTGCTTTTTTCTTCTGTTCCTCTAATTTTTGAATTTTTTTCTTTGCTGTTTCTACAATGCTTTTTCCAAAGTCGTCTTCTTTAACAGAGTAGATATCTATTGCTCGTTTATGAAATTCAATTTCTCTTTCTATATTCTGAATAAATCCATCTCTATTTCTATAGCAACCAACTTCTTCTTCGTAACATGTCTCTCCAGCTACGACATAATATGTAGCTGTTCTTTCTTCAACACAAGCATTGCAGTAAAATTCATCCTGAATTTCGTAAAATCTCTCATCTTTTGTTATTTCTCTTTCACAACAAGCACATTTCATCCTACATCGCCTTCTTGCTACGCACTATCTTTTCTCGTGCGTTGTTAATTGTTTCAGAAAGCTCTTTCTTTTCTAATTCAATCAATTTCAACTGATTTTCAAAGATATTTTGTTTTTCTATCAACTTATTTATAATCGCTCCATACTCTGCTAGATCTGCCTTTACTTTTGATAAAGAATTCTTAGTTTCCACCACTCTTTCTTCATTTTTTCTCTCGAAATTTTCCTCTTCTTCGATAGCTCTTCGTAAGTTCTTAAAAAGTACTTCGAGCATCTCTCGATTACCTGTATCATCCAATCCGAAGTCTATGTAATAGCATGTCACCAAATTCTCTCCTGACGCCACATAGGTCATCATAATATCCTTTCTGATGTAAAACTCCGCTTTCTTATGCCCTTCGAATTGAGCCGTTGTAACATATTCTGCTTGTTTAAATTCTAGCTTTAAACATTTTTCCAGTTCTTGAGCTTCTTGCTCATGTCGTTTTCTCCAGCTATCAAATGTTCTATCTGTAATTCCCGCCGCTTTGTATACTCTAGCAGCGTATCTCATCAGTGCATGTCTTGTTACATTTATCTCTTTCATTCTTCCTCCTCTACTTCGTATGCTTCCAAATATTCTCTTAATTCGTCCCAATACACTATCGTAATTCCCACACCCTTAGCAAAACCTAACTCCATTAAGCAACCTTTCGATTTTTCAATATCTCGAAAGCGTGGAATTGCTAAGATGTCGCATTGACTAAGCAAAGATAAGCAATCCTCAATTCCTTTCAAATAGTCTGTTTTTTCATATCCCCAAAAGCTGTGAATCGGGCTTATAAATGTAACGTCCTTAAACTTTTTCAAAGGATCCACGAATTTTTCCACTGCTTTTTTATTTTCCTCATTCCCACCGTAAGGATGAGCCACATAGATTAAAGTTTTCTTTTTCATAAATTCCCCTTTTTCTTCTTCCATTCTTCGATTTTTTCTAGTGCTATGATAACCTTACTAGCTTCTTCTTTATTCAGTCGAGTTAGTGAAATATCATAGCCTGCTTGCTTTTCAATTTCCTTTGATAATGCCTCTTTATAATCTTCTCCATATATCCTTTTAGCTAAGCCTTTAATCCTTATTTTTTGCTTGTAGCTTAAGTATGGAGATTCAAAGCCAAGTTTTTCAAATTGCTCTAATAGCCTTTCGAATTGTGCATAAGTTAAATCTTTCGAACTTTTCACGTTGAATTGATGAAGAAGAGCACGATACTCTTCTTCCTTCAATCCTAGCCTTGTCTTAGCAACATGTATCAAAGAAATGTGATTTCTATTCAATTCCATGTTAAACTCCTGTCATTGTCAAAGGCACATATTTCTTTTCTCCTGTTTCTGGATCCTTATAGTAGCAATCAATGAAAACCTTACTTTTTAGTGGTTTGTAAGCATCCTCAATGATTTTTACACCGTCTAAGAAAGCTTCATTGTTTATTTTCTCCGCTAATTTTCGTAACTCTAAGACTCTGTTTGCTTTCATGTTACCGTTTTTATCTTTCTTCAGTAAAGTATCTAAGATGTCTTCAATGATTGCTTTTTCTCCTGTTACGATTGTTTTTAAATATCCTTTTATTTTTTCGATACCGACATGAACGGTATCATCAAAAGAATCCATAATCCTAGAGCCAACGACAACGCTATATCCTTGTTTATCCGTAAATGTGTGACTGAATTGCTTATCCACAGGAACACCATATATCTCACCTTTCAACTTAATTAGAGTGCTTAAATCATCAAACACTTCCGCTTTCACTTTCGCAAGCTCTTCGGATGCTTTTTGCAGTCTTTCAAAATTTCTTGTCACTGCCTCTTCCACCAATCTCTTATACTCTTCCCGTTCTTTCCGTATCCTTTCTCTTTTTTCTTTTTCCTCTGCTATAATTTGTTTTTTCAACTGTTCTTGTTGTTCTTGTGTTAAATCTTGTAAGTTAATTTCCATCCTTTGTCCCTCCTATCACGATTTCATCATCGACTTGTAAGAAAATAAGCTTTTCTGTAAGTCCATTGTCACTAACCAATTTCCAATCTTCGCCCTCTTTTTCGTATGCTGTTCCTACCACAGCCTCTCTTCCCAAAATATTCAGTGTGCATTCCCATCCTAACCGTCCATCTTCAAGACAAATTTCTTTTGCTAATTCATATTTTGTTCTTTTATCTGTTACTATTTTTAATTTAAACATATCAATCACTTACCTTTTCTAAAAATTGAAATTTATAGCCAATTCTCTCAATATCTTCTACCGTTAAAATCTGCCCTTCCTCTATTCTCCCATTTAACTTGAAAACAATAGCTTTTTGCCCTTCTTCTTGTTCAAAATTTATTCTATTTTTTTCAATTTTTATATCTAGCAATTTTGATAAAACATCTGCTGTTGACTGATGTCCTATTGCAGAAAGTAAATTTCCTTCATTCATAATGACAAACTCTTTAGCATCTTCTAATGAAATATCACATATTTCATATGCTCCTTCACTTGTTAAAATACTAGTGTTTAAAATTGCCAAAGGTTTAGAAAACTTAAAACTTAAATCTAATACATTCACAAAATGTAATGTTTTGCAAAAATCCTTTTTTCCTTCTTCAATATCATCATATATTCTCCAGTCTAAAAATCCCCATATGATAATCTCTCGAATGCCTTTTTTTCCTCTAGTATGAAAATGAACTCCCACTTCTTCGCCATCTTTTGTAAATCTGACATAATGCGACATTTCTAGTAATTCATTTATGATTTCTACTTTTTCTTCCAATGTATATTCTGGTAGATGCTTCACTTTTACAAGCATCCCTTCCGTTATAATTTTTTTCATTATTTCCCCTCCATTCTTCTTAGCATAATTCTTCTCAACATATCCTATTACTAGATTAAATCCTTAATTTCTTCTATCCCTTTAAAAATTTTTTGAGTTAAAGTATAGTATTCTTTTGAAAAGCGTTCCTTAATTCCTTTTCTCAATTCTTGTCTTTGAATTTCTTTCCTTCTTAGCATGTCCTGTGCTACCATATTCAATTTCCCCTCTATCTTTTTTCTATCTTTAATGCCATATTGAATACAAATAGCTTCTTTTATGCCTTCTAATCGTGTCATAATGCCTCCTTATAACATTTTCAATTGATATTCCAAATCTTTAATCTCCTCTTCCAATCTTCTTTCTTCCATTTTCAAGTGCTTTTTGTAGTCTTCTTCTTCTACTGCCGGAATCGCTTCCTGTAAATAAAGCAAAGCTTGCAATTTATACTTATATGCCATTCCCAACCGAATAGCTTCCTCTACATTCCTTAATTCCATATTGCCTCCTTTAAATAGTACTTATCATTCTGCTTGCCGCTTTTAAATAGTCCATATTGATAAGTCCCCCAGTTTTTTCAAAATTTTCTCCCTCATTGATAAGTAAAGTAACCATTCCTAACAAGTTCTCTAAAATTCTTGCAGAGCCTTTGCTCTCTTTGTATAAATAGCTTACAATCTTAACTATTTGCTCTTCCTTGTAATAGTGTAAATCGTCATTTATAAACTTTCTGAAAATTGCATCCACATCTTCTATTTTTAATTCGCTCAATAACATCCAAATAACAGCTCTTGAATATAAGTATTCATATTCACCCCTTAAACCTGTAATCTGATGTCTTAGTTTTTCCGTCCCGGATAAAACAAGTCCAATTCCTGTTTGATCCACAATAGCTCTGATGTTATCGATAACCTTTGCTGTCAAATGTTCCGACTCATCTATAATGATGATTGTCTCAGTAAATTTTAACCTAGTTTTGATTTCTTCTTTTAAATCGTAAACTCTTTTTTTATGATCCATCTTCAATTCACGAGCTATCTTCCTCATCATTACCGTTGCATTGTCCCCATTTTCCGCAGTGATAAATAAAATCTTTGCTCCATAAATTCTTCTATATTCTTGCAAAGAGTGCGTTTTTCCAATCCCTGCTCTTCCGATAATATATGCAATCTTAGCAGATCCTAAAATTTCATTTGCGGCATTGGAAGCTACATACTTTTTAATTGTATCAATCGCAAAGAAAATTTTTCTTTTTACTTCTGTATTAGCCGAAAATGTAATTCTCTTCATTCCCGACTTATGCCTTTCTAAAAAATCTTCTATCTTCATGAGATATTCTTCCATCTGCCCTTTATAAGTACCTTTTCTAATTTCAGAAAGAGTACTTCCTCCAATACCTATCATATTTGCTATCTTGCTATAAGATAGCCCTTTATTCTGAGCGAAACGCTCCAATTTTTCTATTGTTTTTTCTCTATCATTCATTTTTCCTCCTAATCAATAGGAATTTCAAATCCGCCTACCTTAATACTTTTCTCTTTCTTTTTCTCCGGTATTTTTTTTAAGTTTTCGATAATCTCTACTCTTTCTGCCGTTTCTTCAATATATTGAATAGCTTTTACATTAGATAGCTCTGATTTTAATTCCATTTCTTCTCGAACCAATTTTGTAACTTTTCTCTTTTTCCTTGCAATTGTCTTATATTGATGAATAGTCTCCCAGCCATCATGACTCAATAGCGTAGCTTTGCATAAAAATTCTCCGGTCATTAAATATACATACATATATTTCAAATCATTCGGATCATATTTAACCCTTACTTTTTCTTTTAAGTGCAAGTATAATTTTTCATGTTCATATATATTTTCCAAGAAAGTTATGCCATTCTGTCCGATTGTTCTTACATCTTCATATAAGAACAATATTCTTAACCGTTCCTCCGGAATCATAAATCTTTGATTTTCCGGAAGTTCTTCTTCCATCACTTGCAAAGGGTATCGTCCATTCATCCCGTGACCTCTATGTCCTTCGCCTCGAAGAACATAATATGTTTCATTTTTATAATCCACAAACCCAGCAATCAAAGCTTCAATATCTTCTTGTTCAAAAATCATATTCTGTAAGTCTTTGTTTTTCGCTATTTTTCTCACAGTATCCGGTCTTTCTATGATATTTCCACCTTTATAAGTTAAAAACCTCGTAGCGAAACTCTTTTTGAAATCAACAAACATACGTTCAATGTTTTTAGCTTGTGCATTATATGGATTTGCATGCCTTTGCTTTTCTTTTGTAATTCCTAAAGAAGTATAAATTCCGTCTGTTTCATCCGTTCCTTTTAATATTCCCCCTTTATATGCTCGCCCATTATCAGTATAAATAGCTTTTGGTCTTCCCCACTTTTGAATTCCGTTTTTCAAAGCCATAGCAATGCTTTCGGTATCTTCTTCCCAACTAAGAGTCCAACCTACAATCAACCTTGATTTTACGTCCATCCATAAAATCCACTTTGGACTTGCATAGTATCTGCTTCCGTCTTTATTTTTCCGGAAAGGATGATAGCATTGAAACTCCACATCGTGTCCGTCCGATACCCAAATATCGTTCGGTTTTAACAGACTATAATCCCTCAAAATATATGGAATATGCGTATCTTTAAATTCCTTATCATTCATTCTTCCGTAGTCTTTCGTCAAACTAGAAATATCTTTTTTTAGATAATTCCGAATGATTGCATAAGAAACAGCTTCAATCCCATATTGTTCTCTGATTCGAACGCAAACTTCCTTCATAGATAATTTATTTTTTGTTAAATACAGAGCCTTTGCCATATCTGCAATTTCCGGAGTCATTTTTCTTAAGCCTCGACTCTTTCCATATCCAGTCGCTAATGCCAGTGGATTTTCTTTGTTTTTTCGATAAATCCCATACCATCTTTGCAATGTTTTTACAGAAAGTTTATTGATATGCTCCATGTACTCCGGGAACGCTTCTTTTGCATTTTCCACAAATTTTTCAATAATAAATGCTTTTTGTCCTAATTCTTCTTCATATGCTTTTTCCAAAGCTATGCACAAACAATATCTACTCCAAGCAATTTGCTGATTCCAAGTGGGTAATTCATCGATTTGTCTATATTCCGGTAAAGCTACTGTTCTAGTCTTCGAGGTATCTTCCAAAGTAACAGGAGCTAAATAAGCATCCACATCTGCCTTTAAATATACATTTTTTATTGTCCCGTTATCTTTTACCTTTTGAATTTGCCAATTCTCTTTTTTAGCAAGTCTGGCAACTGTCATTCTACTTTTTCCCAGTAGTCTTTCTACCTCTTGCGTGGTATAAAACTTATCCATAACACCACCCTATTTCAATGTAATATCTAACTCCTTTTCAATATTTTGTTTCAATCCTTCATCCTGCACAGTTCCTCTCACAACTGCATAAATCTTTTGTCTGTCTTCTCCTAACATTTCTTCCAATTCTTTTGTCTGTTTTTCTTTTAAAAACATTGCTTTTTGAAAATTTTTGAAATTTTTATCTCGTTCACGAATTGACTTTGGAACCCTTTCCAACTCTTTTTTCAAAAGAAGTTCCTTCTCTTTTGGAACTTCCCCTCTCATGAATTTTTCCCAACTGCTAATCCCCATAATCTTTTTTGCATAAATAATAGATACTTCTGCCTCTATCATTTCACAACGCAAAGCCATTGTTCTTTCCAAAGCTTCCTGATACCTTTTTACTTTTCCCTCTACTATTTGATTCATATTACCCCACCAACTTCTCTACTTTTTGAATCATTCGTGCATAGACTTCCGGATGCTTTTTCATCTCTTGTAATAACCATTCTAATTGTTTTTTTTCTGCCATTTTGCCCTCCTTTATGCTATAATAAAGGCAAGCTATATTAGCATATAGCTCACCTTGTGATTAGGCAGTGTCCGGCAAGACTCATCTGCCTAATCCTCTAAAAGTATGCCTCGCTTTTTGTACCATTGTTTAATGCTTGCCATACTCTTATTCCCTATATACTCCATCATTTCTTCTTTCTTCCCTTTTCTCCAAAATTCCAACGCAACAGAATGTCGTAATTCACTGAGAGTTAATTGCTCCCCTAAAAACTCTTTCGTATATTTTCTTAAAAGTAAGTAAACATTCGTTACGTGCATTTTCTTTTCTTGTATGCCAAAAATATATCCTTCTATTTCATTTTGCTCTGTATAATCTATCATTTCTTTTGCTAATTCTTTCTTGATTTTATGTCCTCTTAAAAACCACCCTTCCTCCCTTGATTCTAAGTCTTGTACCTTATACTCTAAAACTTCCTTTGGATGCTTTCCAACCTCCAAAATCGTCTTAAATAAGATCCGCTCCCTTTTAGGAATACTAGCTAATAATAAAGATAATTCGTCTATTGTAACAATTCTCCCTCCTTCTTGCCTTTTGTACTTCGTAATATTCTTTGTGATTTCCATATTCATGACTTCTTCAAAGAAAAATTCCAAAGCATTTAATTTCACAAGAATTGTATTTTCAGACTCCCCTCTATCTTGTAGAAGGAAGTCCAAATACCTGATAATATCTTGTTTTGACATATAAAGAATATCTTTATCGGTAAATTCTAAAAAGTCCTTTGTAACTCTCATATAGACTTCTGTGGTAGATGCTGCATATTCCCGAAACAGCAACTCGGAATGAAGCATCATCAGATCAATTTCCCAGCTATTCTTCCCGTCCATTAAAACCGCCATTGATAATTTCTCTACATGCCGCATATGCTTTGACAAAATCTTTTTGTGCTTCTTGTACTCTTTTTTCCAAGACATCCATTCTTTCCATCAAAACATCGTATTTTTTCGCTACATCTTCCAACTTTTCTAAGATTTCATCATCTCCATCACGCACTTCTTCCGTTAAATCCTTGATTTGTAATAACAATTCTTCGCTTTTGTTATTGGCTATCACAGGATTCCCTTGAACGATTTCCCCTCTTCGAATTTTTTTCAAAACCCCTCTGACGAACTTACGAAGGGCTTTCGCACGGTCGGTATTCGCAAGCAACAAAATTTCATAAAGTCCCTCTTCTGTAAAGAGTCTTTTTTCTCGTTGTTTTTTCACCCCTCCTTCCATAGAATCCACTTTACAAAGAATGGAAAACTCTCGATTTCTTAACTCCGGATTTCTTATCATTACTTGTTTCAAAGAAGATTCATCTTTAAATCCAACGGCTTCTGTTATTTGATCTGCTGTGAAAAGAAAATCGTCTTCTCCTCGATAAATATCCAACAAGACTCCTTCAAATCTTTGGCTGGTAATTAGTTCTCCTTTAAATTCTTTCATTTTTTCCTCCTGTCTAAATTTTATTAAAATGTGTACTGCTTTCTTTTGTTTGATTTTTTCTCTCCAAAAAGTTATAATAATGAAAAACGATTTGGAGGTAACTTATTATGAAAAAAAACTTTCTTATTCATGAATTAAAACGAAAAATAGAATGGATTAAACAAATAAACCATATTCACCATCAAATTCTTTTTGTAATTCCTTCAGGGACTGTCCAAGCAGATGTCATTTGGATTAAAGATTATGATAAACACAGTACTCTTGTTCCTGAAAATTCAGAATCTGGTATTCACATGATTTCTTTAATACAATCTCTGAACAAGCGTTTCTTTAAAAATGCTTCTGATTTTGATACTCATTTTTTCCCTGAATTTACAGAACATGACGCATTGTTTTTAGAGAATGTTACTTTAACAACAGCCGGAAATACGATGAAATTAAACAGTTTAGTTCTTTTTCCTGAAGAAATTATTGCTATTTCTGCTATTCGTCTCCGTGAAGAATAGCCCGAGCTTTTTTTCGTCTTTCTCGCCAAATATTTTCATAAAATTCTATTTCTTTTAATATTAAATCTAGTTGTAACTTCATTTGTTCATCATGAGTTTTGTTATATTCCTTTGCATATTCCATAGAAATATGTTCTAGTATTTCTGAATAATGCAAAGGATTTTTTTTTAGCCACTTAATAACTTCTAATTCCAATGCTTCCATATTTTCTCTCCTTTCTGTTATTTAAAATAACTTTTATTTTTTTATGCCATTTAATTCTCATATATCACTCCCTTTCTTTTTTTCTTTGATAAATTGCCAATGTTCAAAATTATTTCTCATAAATCATCCCCTTTTCTATATTTTTTACATTTAACATCATTTTGTTTTTATTTTTTTGTATTCAATCCCCCCTTTCTCAAATTATCTACATTTGACGGTTTTTTGAATTTTCTTTTAAATTGTGATATAATATTCTGTAAATAAAGTTGATTTTTACAATGATAAATGTAATTTTTTATATTTTAACTACGTTTGTAGCTTATATTTTACTTATATAATAATTTTTGTAATTTGTCAACTGTTTTTTTACGTTTGTTTATAATTTTTAAAAAAATAATTACGTTTGTAATGAAAGGAGGCTATTTATGAAAGATATAGGAAAAAAAATTGCTTATTTAAGAGAGAAAAATAAAATGACTCAAGTAGAGTTGGCAAAAAAATTAGGTATTGCCACCCAAAGTATTGTAAATTATGAAACAGGAAAACGCTTAATTCCACTTGATGTATTAGAAAAGACAGCTATATACTTCGGTATTCCCATTGAAAAGTTTTTTAATGTGAAAGATGAAGACTTTAAAAATATTGAATCTTCTGTAAGCGAGTTTAAGAAAATTCCTATTATTTCCCGTGTCAGTGCAGGAAGAGGGGAATGGGCAAACGAAGAAATTTTAGATTGGTTGGAATTACCGGTTTCTATCTGTAAAAATGCAGATTTTGCTACCTTTATCAAAGGAGATTCGATGGAACCTCGAATCAAGGATGGAGAAATTATTTTGGTAAAACAAGATATATGCTTAGATACCGGAGATATTGGAGTATTTCGCATTGGTGATGAAGTATTCTGTAAAAAGTTTTATTATAACCCGATCACCGGAGAAAGCATGTTAAAATCTATCAATACCAAGTATGATCCAATTTATGTAGATAAAGACGATTGGGAGAAATATAAGTGTCTTGGAAAAGTGTTATGTTCCATTGATTACAACTTTTAAAAGTGTATCATTTCAACTAGGTGACAGTTTGTCACCTAGTTGTTTTTCTTTTGGTATTTATAAAAAAATTTAAAAGTACATTTCTTTTCCTCCGCTTTTTTAGTGTTTATTTTTCGGATTTTTTCTATTTCTTTGAAAAAAATGACCTTGTGCAGTCTTTTCCTGTTCAGTGATTTTACGACTTTCTAAGAATATCCAAGCTTTCCCTCGTTGAACATAGCATTTTTTTCTATGCACAAAAAAGCCCTCTTGTGCAGTGGATTTTCCCTTTCAAAAAATAAAAAAAGACTCCAAAGAGCCCTATTGAACAACTTTTGTATCTTTCACGAAAATTCTCACTTATTTTCATTTTTGTTGCACATTTTCACATTTTTCTTTCATTTTTTCTCACAAATTTTCACAAACATTCTGAGGAAAATCTATCTTTATACTTCAATTTCTTTTTTAATTTCAATACTTTTCTTTCATTTTTTATTTTCTCTTTAAAATCTCAAACTATATATCCCCCCACAGCTAGCACTACTTCTCTATCTGCTCGCAACTGTTTAGAAGCGAATCTGAAAACGTACCATGCTTTCTTTATCGCTGACAAAATTACTTTTTTGTCATTTTTAATTTCTTCGTCAGCATATTCAAGCAAAGAAGGCTTTTCTTCTATTTTTTTTAATATTTCTTTTATTTTTTCTTCTTTAAAAGGGTTAGTGAAATCCCCTTTTACTTTTTTTAGAATCTCTTCAAGATTCTCATATTTTTGTGTCTCCTCGACAGCTTTCAAAATATCTTTGTCGTCGCATTTTTTTAGTAAAATACTCTCGATATTTTGTTTTATGAGTTCTCTTTTTTGTTCTTTGTTTTCTATATCACATTTTAATTTATATTGCATTGTTCGCAATATTTCATTAGAAATGTTTTCTAAAACTACATCTTTATCTTTTCGTAGTCTTAAAGAAGCAAAATCTAAAGGGATAGCATACTTACCCTTCATCGCTTGTAAGACGAATTCTTTATCGTCTTTCAATTCGTCAGACGCTTTATCTAATGCCCAGTTATCTAGTGATAACATTTCGAGCATAAAATCTTTATCTGCTCTTATTTCTTCACTTGCGAATTTTAACAATCCAATTCCTCGTTTTGCAGCTATATCTTGTTTTATAACTGCTCTAACGATTTCTTTATCGTTTTGAAATTGCTCAGTAAAACGAAATACAGAAGTGTTAATTTTTAAGACTTCAATTAAAAAGTCTCTATTTTTTAACAATTCTTTTTCATCGCTTGTTGGTTCAGTGTGACTATTTTTAATCTTTTCTAAAAAAATTTCTTTCGCTAGGTTCTCATTTTTCATATTTTTCCTCCTGAATTCTTTTATTTTTCAATAAACTCTGCTGTTTGAGAGTTCACTCTTAAAATATTATATTGATAATTATTGTCGTAGAAATATACTGAAAAGGTTTCTTTTTCAAAAGAAACACTTATTTCTTCGCAACCTCTATTTTCTAAACCTTTTTTAATGAAGAAAAACGCTTTTCTCACGTCTTCTCCTTCAAGGTTTTTCAAAACTTCTTTTTGCAGCTCAGCGAAGTTGATTGCTTGCGATTTCTTTTCCTCTATTTTCACAAAATCTCCATAGACAACATCACATAAACTAATGATTTGTCTATTCTTTTTTACTCCTGTGAAGTATCTCTCTTCTTCTAAAGAGATTCCACAGGTTTTTGCAAATCTTTCAAGAAGCTCTTCGGCAGCTTCTATTTTTGTATCTTCCAAGATCTTTGCAGTCATTGCTACAAATTCTACCTTTTTCAAAGTTTCTTGAGAAAGATATTTTTTTGTTTTTTCTGCAAAAATCGCTGGAATCATAATTTTTTTAATTTTTTCAGGTCTTACTTCTGGAACTACGAATTCTTCATAAATTCCATAGTATTTGTCGTTAGAAGCCATTTCATTTCTTGTAGCTTCAACTTCTACTTCCAAAAGTACAATACCATAGAGAGGAAAACTATTCAATTCAGAAATTGGCTTGAATAGATATACCACATCAGTAGAATTATTACCTCTGCTGTTACTTTCCCATCTATCGTTTTTTGTAACAGACAAAGGTTGTAGCCCCTCTTTTAATATTTTTTCTAAATCAGCTACATCACAGTTGTGGTATAATTTCATTTCCATTCCTCCTTTTTTTCTTCTTTCTTGATTATAGTATACACTTTAATCAAGTGTATGTCAATAGATATATTAAAAAAAACAGGATTTTACTCCTGTTTTTTTCTTGTAAAGGTTGAATAAGCTTCTTTATTTTATATCCCACATTTACATTTCAATCTGCTTCTATTATAAAAATTTTCTAGCTTATATTCTACCTTTACATTTCACTTTGTTTCTATTAAAAAAAATTGCAATTTTATACTCTATATTTATATTTCAGTATGTTTCTATTAAGGTTTCGCAGAGTATCTTTTTGCTACTTTCAATATAACACACCCAAAATTCAGTGTCAAATATTTTTTTATAAAAAGAGTAAGCGATATAGCTTACCCTTTTCTGCAACCTAAGATATGTTCTCTGATTAACTGAATATCTTTTTTAATATCGACCATATTCGTTTGAATTGTAGATTCTAATTTTTCCACTTTTTTATCGATTTCTTTATCTCTTGCGTCACTCCATTCTCTAAAATTCTTGGTATCTCTATCATACAGTTCTTTATCTAACTTCTTGTTAATCCAAGACATCAAGTATTTATGATAGCCAAAAATTGCTCCTCCGACTGTTAAAAACAATAGTAATGTTTCTTTTTCCATTATTCCCCCTTGTTGTATTTCGCTTCGACGTATGATTTGCTGAATCTACTTGCCGTTTTAGAACCAAATAGAAAACCGAACAATAATTTGACTGCTTCCGAAAATTCTTTATCCATTGGAATAATTGGCGTTTCTTTTCCTAGCAACACAAACCCTACCATGACCAGAAACATGATGATATGCATAAATAGCCAAGAAAGCATAATCAAAGGAATCACTCCATCACGGTTTTTTGTTCCCATTTTTTCCAGGAATGTTGCTTTTGCTTCCCAACTATCTACTTCAATTTGTGCCAATTTCGCTCTCGCTTCTAATTTGGCAGCCTCATTGGTAGGTAAGAATTTTCCAACCACTCCCATAATTGTTTCGATTGCCATTTCTGAAAGTTTCATCTTCTTCCTCCTTTCGTAATAAAGCTCGCAATTGCACTAATAATAGGGGCAACTGCATAAATAATTCCGCATGTAAATCCTAATACAAAAGGACTACTGCTAACATATTGATAAAGACGATCTATCATATATCAACCTCCTTAATAAACTTCACAAAGAAATCTACCACATCGCTTTCTACAGAAAATTTCAAAGCTTCGTTGGGATTACTTCCAAAGAAAGGCTCCACTAGGATATAAGTATCTTTACTATGACAAATACCATAAGCTCCTCTTGTATTGTCATTTACCACCGGGATAATTCCATGCGTTTCTATGTATTTTCCCAATACCTTTCCCTGTTTTAGTCTAATTTTACTTCCAAAGGTATTTTGGAGCCTTGCCATGAACATGCTAGCCAATTCTTTCGCTTGCTCGTTTTTATGATAAACTAAGCATTCGCACCCATGTGCTTGACTTGCTCCCGCATTGTAATGAAGTTCTAAGCAATACTTATAGTTGTGCTTATTTAACTCTTGCAGGACTTCCCGCATTTCCTGCCCATAATATTGCTTTGGTTTTCTTTCGTAAATATCAACCAGTTCCGGTATCTCGGTTTTGATTTTTTCTGCGATCCGTTTCCAGTAATCGAATTCCGAGCCTACGATATTGGAATAGGCTCCTTTGCTTCTTTGATTATGTCCTATGATTAAAGCTATTTTCATTTTTTCGCCTCCCATGTAATTTTCTCAATTTGCTTTACCGTATTGGCTTGTTGTAGTTGTATTGCTAAAGATCCATATTCATTGAATATTTTTTCTTTTCTTAAAGCTCTTTCATCTAATACATCTAAGAGTTGTGCATAAGTAAAAGTTTTGATAGAATTATCTGCTAATATCCAAGCCCTTGTATCTTCTTCTGTTTTTTTCTTTCTTCGAATTGCTCTTGCGACATCTTCGAAGTTTTCTAAATCTTTTTCTCGAACTTGAAATAAAGACCCGTGAACTTCGATATTTTCAGAAATTTTTTGTTCTCGTATGTGTTTCAATTCTTGCCTTTTTATTTCTCTTACTTCTTCTATATTCACTTCCCAAGTTTTCCCGTTCCATTTATGATATTTGCTTGGTTGTTCTATCATTTTGAATTCTTGCGTTTCTTCCTCGAAAATTTCCCCGATTTTTAACCGGTAAATTCCCTCTTGAAATAATCTGGTCTTACTTTTTTTCTGAATAGAGTTGCTCTCTATATCGTAATATACGAGGACTTCGTTATAACTATCTGCTTCAAAAATAATATATTCTTGTGGGTTTTCGACAGAAAACTCTTCATCAGCATTTAAAATTTTGAACGGAAATAACTTTCCTGTTTTAACTTCTTCTATTTTGAATATATATTTCTTCATTTCTTCAACTCCCTTTTACCATATTTTAATTCTAAGAGTTTGCTCTTTTTTATCTTTTATTACTCGTGAAAGTGCAGTACTATATACTTCGTATCTAGTTGTAATTAACCAGTTTTTCGTCATTTTTAATTGGGTACTATCAATTTCGATATTTATTTCAGAGGGATAGGTATTTGAGTTCCCAGTTTTTTCTTTGAGGTCTATCGTAACGTAATTGTATCTTGTGTATACAGCCATTAGATTAAGGTTTTTAAATGTTTTAGGAGTTATATCCCCAACCCCATCCACATATCCAAAGGATTTACCTGTTTCTCCTACTGTTAAAATATACTCATCCGTATTTTTTAAAGGTTCATTTTCAACTTCTTCTATTAAAATATTAAAACGTCCAGAAAAAGATTGCTCAATTAATATCGGTGGTTTATTTTTATCTAAAACGAATTGCGTATCTGATTCTTTTTTTATATATAATTTAGTACCATTTTCAAAAGCAATAACAAGATTTTCGTAAGGAACTTTTGAATCGAATATACAATCGACAGTCCCTCCCCCGAAGTACAAACTTTTAAGTAGATAATCTCTTTCTTCCAAGACTATAAATATGTTCTGTGCGTACAGATACATTTCGGTGACTACTGCATTATATGGATATTTCGTAGGAACGGAAGCATAACTTTTCCCCCAAAAATCATTGGGAAGGACAACTTGCCCTGAGGTTTTCCCTGCTAACGTTAAGACATCTTGGTCGTTGAAAGAGATTTGCTTCCCTTCTTTTCCCAATTCTTTCGCAATATCTTTAAGCGATATTCTTCCACTACTGTTTAATGACATCTTCCAGCACCTCGATTCTCTTTAGCAATTCCTTATTTGCTTCTATCAATAACCCTACCATATTTCCATATGCTACGGATAAATATCCGTTCTCTGTTTCTCGAACAGCTTCAGGAAGTGCTTTCTGAACTTCTTGTGCAATGACTCCTACGTGCCTCTCTTTATTCATAGTGAAAGTGTATCCATTTAATTTTTTTAGAATTTTCAATGGGTTTTGTATTTTCTCAATATTTTGTTTTAATCTTTTATCTGAAAGACCTGTCACTGTTCCTTGTGCTAAAATATCTCCACTTGCAGTAATGTTCTGAAAACTAACCGAAGTATCTTGTTTCGCAAAAGACAATCCTAAACTTTGTGGGATATATAGCCTGTCTGCTTGGTTTTGTGACAATAATTCATCATGTGAATGCTTGTTTCGAGCATATCTTTTATCCGATTGTCCCTTGTCATAGTAATTCGATAAATCTGCTGTGATATCGGGGGACACTTGCCCCCTTAATTTAATCCCATATACTTTGTAAGTTCCGCTAGAAGTCATTACAATTCTATCGTCCTGTACTTCTCCACTTGCATACCAAAATTTGAAATTTGCTCCTATTTTTGCGGGAATGGTTGCCGTTTGTTGAGTGTTTTGGATTTGTAAAAATTGGTAATTTCCTAATGGTTTCCCAAATACCAGATTACTGGAATTCCCGTTAAAAATTTCTTCGAATTCAATTTTTAAAGGACTTGCCGTACTACCACTACCAGAAGATTGCGGTACGGTAAAACTTATATTTTCACGGGTAGAGTTTGTTAAATCAAAATGCAAAGTTACTGTTTCCTCTTCTTGACTAGAGGAAATTCCTAAAATTCCAATACCGTCCTTTCCATGTTTTCCTGCAACGGTAGGAATGTCTACTTCTGTGCTTTGCCCGTCTCCATATTCTAATCGCACCCGGTTGTTATCTATTGCGGTAACCGATATGATTCCAACTCCTCTATCTCCTTTCTGTCCTCGTGGACCTGTAAGACCTTTCTCGCCTTGTACCCCTTGTGGACCTCGTTCTCCTGTAAATCCTCTAGGACCTTGTTCTCCAATCGGTCCTCTTTCTCCCGGTTCTCCTTTTTCCCCTTTTTCTCCTTTTAACTTGCTTTTTTCTTTTTGGATATAGTTTCTAAGTTCTTCCTTAATAGTTTCCCCTTCTGCTGAAATTGAGGATGTAGTTACTTCAATCGCTTGGGTAATAGCTTCTTCTACTTGCGTATTGCTGAACGGCTCTCCGAGCTTCGTTTCTTTCGTTTTAATGATAATATCTTCCAACGTTACCCGATCGCTGCCGTTGATTAACGTAATTCTTAATGTTGTCCAACCATTGACCGTAAAGCAACTATAATGAATCGGAAATGTTACCTCATTTTTCCCGGTAATTTTTACCGTTTCTGCGGAATATTGCCCATTGGGAAGTAAGTATTTACATTCTAAATTCTTCCCTTGCAAACTATTTTCTCCAAACATATATAGAAATTGTAAATGAATATGCGGTAGTCCTTTATCCCCAGTCGCGAATGTATGACCGTCTACCACTTCACAACGGTTAGAGTGGACTAACACATTTGTAATATGTCGCATATTTCCCCTCCTAATTTGCTAACGCCTGATGAATTTCTCTTCTTTTTTCTTCAAACTCTTCCTTTGTAACAATTTTCAATTCTTCCAAAGTTTTAAAATAGTTTTCTGTATCGTAAACAGACTGTACAAAGGTAGTTCCGTAAAGCATTAAGATTCCTAACTCCTGTAATCCTGCTTCCATTCCATAATTGTCAGAAAAATACCAAGTTACTTTTTTTTCTTTTCCCAATGCTTTTGCCGTTTGCAAAGAAACGATGTTTGCTACCATATATGCCACATCTTTATCTCTGCATTTTTGTCTATGTCCTTGATAATCAAACCCATATTCCAATATCTCGGCTTTAATTTTGTCGATGTTTTTTTCACAAAAGGCTTGAAAACCCTCTTTGTCTACTACTTGCCATTGTCCTTTGATTTTTCGATGAAATGGGCTAGGCTTTTCTTTAGCACTGTAAAATACATCATACTGAGAATCGTATTCCCAATCACTCGGAATACCCTCTCCCTCATATTCCAGTAATTCCCCAAAGTTTGTAATTTCTTTGTAGTTAGGAATGGCAGTAGGCACCTCAAATAACACTTCTGCAACTCCTTGTTTTAATCTCTCTTTTTTCAAATAGTAAAACATATCTCCTCCTAATCTACTTCCATTGCAATATAACTAACCTCTCCTTCTCCTTGCACTTCTCCAAGTTTGGAAGTGTCAGATACTGCTGTAATCTCTATAGAATTAACCCAATCGTGGCTCGATGGAATCTCGAATGTGGCAGTATATTTGTCAAAATACCCATATTTTCCTATAGAATTTACTTTTGTTACTTTCACTTCGTAAGTTACATCCGTTCTTTCTTCATAAACTCGCTGAATTTGAAGTGGAAATTCAATATAGGATTCACTCCACCATTGCGTATGTCCACGATCCTGTCTCAATTCTTTATGGAAGATACTTCTAATTTCTACTACTTTTTCAAGTAACAATACCTTAGTTTTATCTTTTCTTGTGATAATTACTCGTACAGATGGACGTTCTATCATGTAGTGGTCATCTCCGCGTGCATATAGATACTCGCTCGTATGATATACATTTAAATTGATTTTCACATGAGTCAATGTTGTTAAAACGCAATTTTCTATCGTATACGTATTTCCAATTTTAGTAACCGGATTTCCATGAACATAATCTTCATTACTTCCCCCTAGAAAAAACTGATACACGGATTCTTTAATGTTCGACGCATAGCAAAATACGCTTGCCATATTCTTCCCAAAGTTTGCTGATTTAATAGAAGCCATGACAAACATCGGTTGTATAAATCCATCAAATGTCACAATTCCTTTTCCTTTGCTGTCAGTGAAAACGCTACCATGACGAATGTTTCTGATTCTCGTCAATCGTTTTCCGTCTCTATGAAAATCAATCGTTCCATTTGCAATCGTGATAACCTCATTGCTTCCTCGTGAAACGAACCGAGCTGCCCCGTCAAATGTCGTATTTGCAGTGATGACAAAGTTTCCTTTTTGTAAAGCCCCTTGTACTGTATCGATTTTTTCGCTTGTTTGTGTCTTAAATGAAGCAACATCTTCAATTGTTTCTTGATACCGTCCTTGTAAAGCTGTCCATTTCTTATCTGAATTCACTAACTGTGCATTAATTTCTTGTTTTGCAGCATTCATTTTTTCTTCTAAATCCCGCTTATTCTCACTATCCGCATGAGCTAGATTGCTGATATTTCTATCCACATTTGATAATTTTTCTGACAACTCCTCCCCGTTTACCGTTTGTTGTAAACTTCCGTTTCGAAATATAAAACGATTGGGACTTGCTTCATCTCCAAGTGCGAAAATTACATCTTTCCATTTCTCATCTTTAACATCTGTTACTCCTAACAGTATTTGAGAATTTACCTGACTGGGATTCGCCGGGTCTTTGATGTTCAGTGCAACCCTATTATTTGGATTTTCCGCCTCGAATTGACCTAATTTATCGAATGTTACATGAGCCAACTCTCCGTTTGAGCTCCCGAATTTCTCGCCCCCATTTACCAAATACGCTCCCACTTTATCTGCGGTTCCTTGTAGTTTGATAACATTTCCGTCCAAGCTGTTATACATCTTCATAGACGGAAGTATTTCTTTTTCTGAAATTGGATTCCATACACCATTGTAAAACTTCTTCCATTCGTTCGTATCAGGATTCAACCAAATGTCATTCTCTTCCACGTTTTCTGTAGGGACTTTGTTCATTTTATGAAGCTTAGAGCGAACATCTCTATCTAGCTTTTTTAGCTCTCCGTTTTGTTTTTTGAGTTCTTCTTCCACCGGTCGTAAATCAATGTAACTTTCTTTTGGATTCCCGGATAACTTGGAAGTAATTTTCACACTCCCTAACTCTTCTTTGACCGAAATTCCTTGAATATCCATACGGAATACTCCGGGTCTTAGATTGATAGAAATATTTGTAATTTCAATCACGGTGTGAATATCTTCCAAGTCCAAGCCATATACTCCGCCAACTTCAATCTGATGAAGAAATGGAGTTTTGAATTGGTATTCTGCATGATTGACAACCCCTCTTCGCATTGCCTTTTTCGCCAAGAACTTTGCTTGTTCACTTGTTTGGATAAATTTATTCTTACTAGAAGTGATGAAATTTTCTTGATGTTTTTCCAGAACATTAGGAAACATCACGTTGACCTCATTGTCCGAATACATAGATAGAGGAACGCCTTTTATCTCAAAATTATCCACGTATAGCTTATATGGTAACGGATTATAGAATTTCACTTCCGCTCCCGTTTCTTTCCATGATACTTTTTTGTAGTGAACATTTTCCTCCAAAGTAATATCCACTTTAGAGCTTGGGTCATCTGTCGTGAAATAATACCCGGTTGCTTTTGTCAATGCCGGATTGGATACCGCTGATGTAATAAAACTTATCCTCATCGTCGGAACTTCCGTATCCGGATTGGTATTTGGCTCTGTTATTATCTTTTTTTGTAGATTAAATACCACTTGATTGTCTAATTTTTCATATCTATCGTAAACAAGCCGTATCCCGTTCTGTAGAACCTCTTTTTCAATTTCTTCTAAGCTAGTAATAATATTAGTCCTGTTAAACGAGAAAGCGTGGTTAATCGTTAAATTACGAGGTCGATAGAATAACTTTTTATTCTTTACATATAAAATTCCGTCACTTGCTTCAATGAAAGCTTGTAATTTATCAATCCACCTGGAATTCTCTTCTAAATACACAAAAGGCAATCGGATTAGGCTGCCATTCTCAAACGCAACCGATTGAAAATCCAGTTCCTCTTCCCGAAATCCTAAAGCACTTGCTATTTTATGTAGTAAAGAATTGTGTTTGTCATTTGTATTACATAAGTAAAGATCATAAAATGTTTGACTTTCAGGAACTACTTTCTCAAATAGCCGGTTATAGCTATCTTTGACTGTGTATTCCCATACTTCCAAACCGGTATAGGATTTTGTTCTACGTGGAATGTTTGCTTCTCCTTGCAAGGTATAAAGTACATTTCCCACATCGTCCAAAATTTCTATCTTAATTTCATTTCCTTTATTGATTTTCTTTTTTTCTAGTTGAAACCTAGCTTCCATAGAGGAGATGAGATTGGATTGTGGAAGCGTGATGTTACATTCCGATACCCAATCCTGCAACTCTTCCATAGTTGATAGGTTGGTAATTCTAGCGGTATATCCTTGATACCGCAATGTTGATAGTTGCATATTTCCTCCTATCTTGATTTTCTCCCTCAAAAAAGTTATATATAGTATTGCCGAAGTACGAAAGGAGAACTATATGGATGATAATTCTTTGGAAAATCAAGAACTGTTGAATAAAACAATTAAAAATTTTTTAAAAAAATACAATAAAGCTCCATTACTTAAAACAACAGAAACAGATCACGGAATAAAAACTGAAATTTTCGTAACTGCATATCAGTATCCTATTTCTGTCGGTTTTCGTTATGTTTCAAACTTAACCATGAATAATGATTATGTGATATGTGCATTAGAAGCATTTAAAAATTTAGATTTATCCTTGTTACAAGAATAAACTTTAAAGCTACAGTACTTCGGCAATTCTACCACTCTTGCTTTTACGAACTCTTTTGTCAGTTCTGCAACTTCTTTGTATGTAAACTCCAATTCTTGCATTTTCTTCTTAAATGCTTCTATTTCTAATAAGAATTCTTCCATTTCTGAGCTTATTTTTTTATCAGTACAACAGGAATTTTTGATTTTTGTATCATGTTCAACTTTATTTTGAACGTATCCCGAATTTTCTACATAACAAAATATAGCTCCAATTTCTTTTCCAAAAGCCTTTTCCAATTCTTCCAGTTCTTCTTTACTTAAAACCATATTAGTCAAACACTTTTCGTTAACTTCCATTATTTCATTTCTTGATAAAATCAAAGTTTTTATTTCTCCGGCGTTATCTTTATATGAAATTCTTGTTACAATTGTTTTCTTCTCCATGTTTACCTCCTATATAAATTCTTTTATTGCCCATAAAAATAGAAGTAGAAAATAATATCCAAAAGCTAATAAATCAATGGAGATGTTAATATTAAATTGTTTGCATAATTTATTTCCAAAGAATATAAACAGTAACATCTCTATAACTTGTTGACCTCCCATTTTCTTCCTCCTATCCGGGAGAGGAACCCCTCTCCCTAGTTACTTCCATTTGGTTTTTTTCTTTGTTCCTCCCAACATTCTGTCCACATTCTTCTAATTTTCCCATTCAAATCTTCAATGCCATATACATCTCCGTTGTGAGTGATATTGAACGTCATATTCACATTTGCCGCCTTATCTGTGTAATAAGCATTTCCCAGCTGTGTATCTTCCTCTCTTCTGATATTGTTGATTGCGTCAAATCCACCAAATCCCGCTGCCTCTAATTCATAGCTGAACTTCTTCATAATTCCATCCGCTATTCCTAAGACATCTTTGAAATTTCCTGCTTTTTCCAATTGTGCTTGGAAATTTTCCGCCCGGATGAATTTTTCTATCATTCCTTGATACAAAGCACTTTCACTGAATGCCTTAACCAAAGAATTTTTCACGCTATCATATAGAGATTGTCCCAATGCTTTTGTGAAACTAGAGAACTTATGTTCTTCCAATCCTGCGTTCATAGCACTCGATAAAGCGTTCTTTAAGTCGTTTATCCTATCGTTAAAATCACTCCACGGAAGCATTTTGTTGATTAAGGATAAATCTATTCCATTGCTTAACAGCTCTTTTTTTATGACATCTAAAGATTGTTTTACTTGCTTTTCCATAATGTCTAGGTTCTTCAACTTCTCAAAATCAAAGTCACTAAACAACCCTTTGAAATCAAGCTTCCCGTTCTTCTTAATGTCCACGAGCTTATTTGATATTTTCTCAAAAGCTCGTGTTAAGTAGTTGTCTAAATCACTAAATACCACATCATATGCCACGCTAGAAGCGTTTTTAAATATCTTTTCAAAGTAAGACTTCATAGAACTTAAGAATCCACCATTTCCACTTGCAAATCCCTCTATCGTGCTATTTCGCACGTCCAACATAGAAGTAATTAACACTTGGTTATTTTTCGCCATTTCTTTAATGGTTTCGTTGTATTGCTCTCCAACTAATCCCATTTGTTTGAATTGCTCTGTGTATTCCTTAATCAATTCTTTTTCTGTCTTATATTCCACGCCTGTAAAGCTTTCTAGTGTAGAACCTTTGAACAGATCCGCCTTTTCTTTTTCCAAGTATTTAATCTGCTCTACAAACTCATGTACCTGTTTCTTCCATTCTTCAATAGAAGATTCTGTTAAGTTTCTTCCGGTTGCTCTTCGTAATGTTTCGTGATTAACGTTATGCAACACGCTATCCAATTGCTTCATTTCACCATCTGTAAACGCATCCAATTCTGACTTACTAAACCCTAAGTATCTTAATAACTCGGATTCTCCAATATCTACTTTGGTATATGTGGATTTACTTTTCTTTCTAAAACCTGAACGGTATCTTTTAGAACCTTTTTCTATAGCAGTAATATCCGCAAAATGTTTTCCCGCTATCATAGAATGATGTAACAAATCAAAGTTGCTTTCTCCTCCGAAAATCATTTTGATAGTTGGATTTTTCGCAATATCTGTCAACATTCTATCTGCAAAGCTTTTAATTCTTTCGGAGTTTTGTTGAATAGCTTGCGTTAATTGCTGTAATGCGGAAATCTGCTTCTTATATGCTTCTTCATTTTCTTTATTTCTTGCGTCAATTGCTGCGGCTTTTTTCTTTCCGCTTCTTCCGAATAGAGAGCCTATTGTTCCTACTAGAGCAATTCCACCAGTAACCGCTCCAGCTATTGCCCCTAATGAAGTCATTCCTGCGGTGAAAGCACCAGAAGCTCCACTAAACATTCCGGTAATAGAAGACATTCCACCCCAATTTTTCAAAGCACTTCCGATACTAAAAACATTCCCAAGAACATTTCCAATACCGCTCATTGTCTTGCTTCCTGTTGCACTTCCTAATTGAGAGAATGTATTTGCAAGCAATTGAATTCCTTGTCCCCATTTTTGCCAAGTCGTCAAACCTTGTGCCATTACATCTTGTTGTTTTTTCTTAATTTCATCTAAATACTTTTTGTAATCTTTCAAGAATTTTTCGTCTAATAAACCATCATTTACCATTTTCTCTACTATTGCAATTTGTCCTTCAATAGCTGGAATTAAAGCGTTATAACGAGAAATTTGTTCATCAATTGGCATTTTTTCAATTGCTTCTGCAAATTCTTGTAGTTTTTCTTTTTGCTCATCAAGTGGTAATTTACGAAGTGTATATTCCATATTTTTCAATTGGTCTTCCAATTCTTTTAAAGCATACTCGTCAATTCCTTTTATTTTCTTGCGTTCGATTATTTCTTTTTGAGCTTCTATCATTTGTTCTAAATCTTTCTTTTTTTGTTCAAATGACTTTGCCATAGACTCAATGTTAATTCCCTTAGAAAGATATGAAATTTTATCTGCTAGAATGTCTAACTTGACATTATTGATTGCTCGATTGATTTCATCAATATATTTTCCATATTTACCTTTTGCTTTTTCCAATTCTGCTAGCTTTTCTTCATTTGTAAATTCTTTTGTAATGTTAGCTCCAATTTCAGACATTAACTTTTCAAATCCCTCTCGGAATTTCTTAGCAACATCTTCGGCAGAATTTGCTAAATCTGCAACATTTCCTTCAGTAGGAACTACATTTTTATCTTTCCCTTTAGCAACTATAGGATTCAATGCAGCTTGTTGTTGCTCCCAATATTCTATACTTGCTCCATTTTGTTGTTTATTCTGATAATCAAGGTTTACAGCTTCAATCTCTTTTCCTATTTTTCTTAATAACTTATTTGCTGCTTCTATAATCCAGTTGACAAAACTTCCTATTGCATTTGCTACACTACCTATAGCTTTTCCAACCATTCCGAATACACCATCTCCGGTGAAAGTATTTAATAGAAATGTGTATAGCTGCTTTCCAACATAGATGATATTAGAAATGAATTCTTTTAGATTTGTTAAGACTTTTCCCCACACTTGAGTCACATTTTTATTCTTAGAAAGAATATCCCAAAGTAGTTTTAAAGCTAATATAACTGCTCCCACAACTGCACCAATTAAAGCTAGTTTTCCTAATAAAGCTACAAATACTTTTACAGAACCTAAAATATAAGGAATGATTCGCCCAATAACACCGCCTAAACTTTTAAGGGCAGCAGTAAATCCTCCAGCAAATAATGATTTGAATTTTCCAATCATCCCTTGAAATGAAGTTAACAATCCTGCAAACATAGAAGTTTTTGTTCCGGATGTTCCCATTCCAGGTAATTGCATTTGTTCTGGAGTTTTTTTAGCAAAATAAGACATCACGCTTAATCCTTGAGCTTTTATGTTATTTCTAGTTGCTCCTAAGCCATTTTTAAGTACGCTTAACATATCTTTTTTTACTTCTGCACCAGTTAAAATTCTTAATCCCTCTAAAAATCCATTTGCAAATTTAAGACCTTTCAAAGCAATTCCTAAAGTCACAATTGCTTTTCCAAAACTTACAACTTTATCAATATTTTCTTGTGAAAACACTTTGTCAACATCAATACTTTTTATTTTTTCCATCAGTTTATCGATTTGTGGAGCAATCGTTTCAAATATTCTTAATCCAAATTCTTTTAAAATTTCCTTTACTTGTTTGAATTTTTGAGTAAAAGTATTCATCATTTTTTGAAAAGCTTTATCTGTTGTTCCACTAGCATTTTCCATAGCTTTTAGACTATCTATGAATTTATCCATATTGTTTGCTAATACCAACGCTCCGGACGAAGAACGAATGCTTGAGAAAACATCAATCAAAGTCATTCCGCTTTTTTTAGCACTTTCATTCAAAGAAATTAACGCTTCTTGCAGTGTTCCACCTTGCTCTTTAAATTGCAAGAAAGATTTTCCATATATTTTCTTAAATGCCTTATCTGCGTCTGTTCCTGTTTTAATTAGCTCATTCATCATATTTTTTAAATATGTACTTGCTTCTGGAGCTTTTACTCCATTTGCAGTCATAGTCGCCATAGCTCCTGCTAATTCTTCTAAAGATACTTTCGCAAGTTTAGCAGTAGATATGATAGGTCCCATGTATTGTGCTAATTCGGATACAACAATTTTCCCTTTATTTTGTGTTTGAATTAGAATATCAGATACTCTATTTACTTCTGACATTTCCATTCCATATCCATTTAAGATTGTTGTTAAAACGTCAACAGCAGTAGTGGTATCTGTAAATCCTGCAATTGCTAATTTATTTGAATATTCTAAAATTTTATATTTTTCAGGAACATCTCCAACAGCAGATACAATCTCATATAGAGCTCCAGCTAACTCTTTTGAAGAAGTTCCTGAAGCCATAGCCATATTACGAACTTCTTTCGAAATCTTTTTAAAACTATCATCTGAAATTGTTTCTACTTTTTTTATGTTCGATTCTAAATCTGCGAATTGTTTGCCTGCAATGGTAGTATAAGCAACGATAGCAGTAACAGCTCTTGTTGTCCATTTTTCAATTGACAAAAAAACATCTTTAGACTTTGCTTTTAAACTTTCTAAAGATTTTTTCATTTCTGCTAATTGAGTTTGTGCTTCTTGACGTAAAGTTTTGATATTTTCCTGTAGCTTTTTAAAATCAAGTTTATTGATTTCTCTTTCCATTTCTTTCGCTTTCGCCATCATATCCTTTAGATATTTCTTAAATTTATTTGTTGACATACCAAATCTATTTGCCATTTTTTTAAACTCTGGACTAGCTTCATCATTCAAAGACACCGTCATTGTCATATTGTTATCTATCATTGTTCCACCTCCTTTTTCTAAAAAAAGAGGAAGTTTTATCTTCCTCTATTGCTTTTGGGATATGATCTCATTCAAAGCATTCTTCACATTCTCTAAATACCAAATATCTTCCCAATCGTGATGATTATATCCAACACTTTCTCCGTCAGGAAGAAACCTTAATTCATAAAACCCGGTAAAAGAATCTCTTCCTAGATAACGAATATAAAAGCGTATTTTTTCTTTCATTTCCATAATTTCATCATAATTTTCTGCTTGTGGAGAAGTTTTCCGGTTATGGTAGTAATGTTCCGCTGCTTGAATAAGAACATCTAGTCGTTTTTTTCCTCTTCCTCCTCTTCTTCTTTTACAGACAACTTATTCGCTTTTAAAACGTTAGATAATACTTCATCTAAGTTGTCAGCATTTTCAAAGATTTTATTAAATGTTTGAGCAGAAATTTTTCTTTTTCCGTCTTCATAATCAAAAATAACTTCTCCTTCTTCTACAATTTTTGTAATTTGTGCTTGAAGTAACATAAATTCTGGAGAATTTTCAAATTTATTTTCTTCCACATTCAATGTAAAATCTTCTTTTTTCCTATTCATTTTTAAGCTTTTTGGCTTAATTTTTTCTTTATAATTATGTCGTTCAATAAAACTTAAGCGTTCTTTGTATTCCACATAATTTTCTTCTGTCCCGACTTTTAAAATTTTTTGCATACTCTATTCTCCTTTTCTTAATTTACAGTTCCAAATACAAATGTAATTGGAGTTTTTTTGCTTCTATCATTAAAAATTTCCAGTTCTTGTGTCATTCCTGCTCCTGATTTTTTATCAGTTTTTTGTACACTAGATACTCCAATTTTATGAAGTTGTACTCCAAATGACGTTTTCTCAGTTCCAAGCAATTTAATATTTGCCTTTCCTGTTTTTCCTTCAACTAATCTTTCATATGCAGTCTTGTATTTTTCTTTTTCATACCCAACAAATGTCAAATTTGCTTTTGCTTCAATGAAATTTGTTCTTCTAATTTCAGTTGCATCCGGACTTCCCAATCCAAATCTAGCTTCTAAGTTGTTGTTAATCGTAACAACTATAGATTGAGCATTTGCAGAAATATCTTTATCATCTAAAGATAGATGAATTCCGTTACAAGTAATTACATTATCAATGTCAGATACATTTTCTCCAGTTTCACTTTTGCTATTTTTGTATTCAAATTTATATCCAATCACATCAACTTTCATAGTGACATAAGATCCTTTACTAAAGTTCAACTCTACACTATTAAATTGAGCTCCTGTGATAATGTTTTCTTCTTGAAATTCCAAATCTTGTTCCACGATTGTGAAGAACTTATCAATTTTTCCACCTTCATTCGCAATTCCCTTATGTGTTATTTTTTCTATTCCATCAAAAGTAATTTCTCCACTAGGTGACAATCCGGGAACTTCAGAAAGACTATACCCGAAAGCTGGTAATAAATCTTTTAATGTTTCTGGTGTTACTTCTAAGGTAAAGCTTCCACTAGCTTTTCTTTCAGATACATATCCTTTTTCTCTATAAGCAGAATCTGTAAATGCTTCTGATTGCACTCTATTAAAATCCGGATTCAAATCCACTTCTGTAGCTGAATAAGCTTTTAAAGTGTTTGCTTTTGTTTTCGCATTATCCTGAACACCAATCAATAATTTAATCACTCTTTTTCCCTCCTTTACCTGTATTGTCCTCGAAATATTATCTTCACTACCCAAATTTCTTCTCCAACCTCATCAGTAGTGAATTTATAATGTTCTGTTTGTATTGAATAATTAAGAAACAATCCTTCTATCCCAATCATTCTTTCGTCTAGCAACTTATTAATAATCTCATCTTTTTTTTCTACAAAAGGAATCATATGCAAATCAGGTGTCATCGACTTAAATAAGTAATGAATGATAAATCCTTTTGTTTCTTTCAAAGGATGAGCTAAGGAGATACCGTTAGGAGAGATAGACTCTCCCAACGGTTCTATAAGAATAGAGTTGCTAACTGGTTTTTTGAAAAGTTGATCTTCCAAGAAAGCAAACTTAACATAAGGAATAACACTAGGAATTTCTTGCAATATTTCTTTTACTCGATTGAGTAATTCCGCTGTACTTTTTACTTTTGTCATAGAAACACCATAATTCCTTTCCCAGCATTGCTGGTGTCTGATTTCTTATCCAACGTTTCTTTATATGCATCCAACAAGTCATAAAATTCTTGTTTTGCATCTCTTGCTAATTCTTCATTTGCCATTCTTGTATATACACGAAAATCAGCATGCAAATCTCGTAATAGTTCCAAATTCGTTTCTTTAATGCTCTTCACATCAATTCCGTAGGTATCTATTAAGAAATCCGCTTCTTTTCGCATATCTTCAAGTTTTTTCTCTACTTCTTTCCCATATTCTTCTTTTAAAAAAAGTTGAACATTTTCGCTATATCGCTCTAAAAAATCCTTAGTCATAAAATTATCCTAAAGTAACTTTATAAACTTTAATCAATTTAGGTAATGCGATAGCTGGGAATGGAGCAGATTTTGCAAACAAAGTAGCTCTACCTGTTTGCTTATTGACATCTCCTTTATCAACAAACACATCTCCTCTCATCATTTCAGGATTATTTGTATCTCCTACAAATTCCAATCCTGCATATAATGGAACTAAGCTCATATTGTTAATAAGGAAAACTTTATCTTCTGTTTCTTTGATTAAATTTGTATATCCAATCGCAGGTGGTAAAGTTCTAATTTCACTTAAAACTCCATTGATATTGATAATTGCAGATTGTCCTTTCTTTTCTACTTTTGCAGCCAATAAACTTGCTTTTGTATTTTGAATTTCTGTAATTAGTTCTGCTGCAATTTTAGATCCTACCAAAATGTAGCTTGGCATATATCCAGTTTCAATTTGATAATCGTTGATTTTTTCTACAAAGAAAGTTACCCAAGATTTTGGTTTACTGTTTACTTCAACATCTTTCGGCAACTTCATGTCAACTTCTTGATTTCCTGCACATTTCACTTTTCCAGTCAGCAAAGCTTGTGCGGCCATTCTATTTGTTGTATTGCAAATAGAATTCTTCAAAGTCATAGTTTTGTTCTCAACATCATATTGAGAAGCTGTCATTTGTTGCCCATTTACCACTACAGTATCTGTTCTGTTCGCATTGATAGAATCTAATGCAGAGATTCCAACAGAGTTTCCAACGATGTCAGGAGTGATAGAAACTGCTACATTTCCATTTATTGTCATAGGTGGTAATTCTGTATCTCTTGGTACAATTCCTGCTTCCTTCATTTCTGCCATAACTTCATTTAAATTGATTGTTTCTCCTAGTCCCAAATATGCCTCTCTTGCTTCTCTAAACAAATCCCAGTAAAACATATTAGGACTTGGAATTGCTGCATATACCCCAATGTATTCTTTTTGTCTTTCTGTTAACATTCATTTCCTCCTTTTCTTATTAAAGAATTGCTAATCCTTGTGCCAAACAAATTCCTACTGTTTCTTCATCTAATTCTGAAAATGCCTTTTTTACTACCTCTTTATTTACAATTCCAATTTTTAATAATGGAACTACATCGTCCTTTCCAGTATTGTCAAATTCTGTTCCTTTTTCTTTTTTAACCATCGCTATTGCAAAACCAGTTTTATGTGTTTCTTTAACAAACTTAACCCATTTTTCTTCTGAATGATTGTATGCAACTAAAGAATAAAGATCCACATCTTCATCTTGCTTCACTACTCCAGCTATAGTAAGAGTATCTTCTACAATTTGTGCTAACTCTTTTTCTTTTCTTTCATATTTAGCCATTATTTTTTCCCTCCTTTTCTTTCGTTATGTTTTTTGTTCCAAAAATGTGCAGCAGTTCCAATTACCGCTAACACAAACATTAAAACTCCTATTTTTGTCATCTTTTCCTCCTATTACTTTGAAAATCTAGCTTTTGTTCTATCATAAGCTTGCTTCATCATATCTGTTTTTTCTTCTTTGTTTTCAAATTCTAATTCTTTTGTCTTGCTTGTAAAATTAGCAGCGTCTTCCATTGTTTCTATCGCTTTTTCAAATCTTTCAAAATAAGACATATTTTCTTTCTTTCCATTAGATTCAAATTCCAAAACAATTGCTCTTTCTTCTCCTGCTTTCTTTAATGCAAATTCAATAAATTCTTGTTGTGCTGGTGTGAATTTTGCTTTTGCCTTTTCAATCAATTGATTTCTTTTTGCTTCAAATTCCATTTGAGCTGTGATTTCTGCTCGAATTTCATCTTCTGTTTTCGGAACTTTCGGTTCTACTTGAATTGCTTCTACTTTTTCCCATTCCATAAGTTTTCTCATTCCGCTTCTTTCTTCGTCAGTAACAGTCGAAACCAAACTATTGATTAATTTTGCTCTATCATCTAAAGAAAGAACTGGGAATGTTGCCATAATTTGTTCTAGTGTCATTTTTTCCTCCTCAAATTCTTCAAATTGTAAATAAATCCCTTGTAGTTCATCTTCTTTTAACTCAAATTCCGCTCCTGCAACCTGTGGTTTTACACCCTTTGGCAATACTGCAATTTTGTGTAAAGTATTTGTCTTAGGATCTATTTCTACAGATACTCCCTCCAAAATCTTGTCATTGTAGTATCCTGCTCCTTTTTCATTGAATTCCACATCTCCAAATACAACCAACTTTCCATTTTTATTTAAAAGTTCGAAATTAGAGAATTCTCCAACTGAAACAGGTTCTTCTTCTTTCTTTGCCCAATGTGAGCTATGAGCAAAAATACCCGGAATTTTATCTACAACTTTTTCAAAAACAGCTTTCACTCTGTCTGCTTCAAAATTTCCTTGAGGATAATTACCACTTTCAAACACTTTCAATCTTTTTTTCATTCTTAGTCACCTCCCTCGCACTATGCTCTCTACTAATAGATGAGGGTTAACAATTTTGTTAATTTTTTTGCATTTTTTATGCTTTTTTAGAAAAAAACATAAAAAAAGACGAAAATAGTATATTGTTTTTTCAAAAAAAATAAAAAAAAGACTGCAAACATTTCTGTTTACAGTCTTAAGCTATAGAATAATTAAAATTCTTCTCTAATTGTCATAGCGATAAAATCTTTACTCTCATTAGTAAATATTTCTCTTTCTATCATGATATTTGGAACTACAGAATAATCTAGTTCCTTTTGAGTAATTGTATAATCTACAATTCTCTTAAACTCAAGAAGTGCTGTATAGTTTCTTCTTGATATTTGGTTGGTAGTTCCTTCCCAACCGTTTATGATTAAGAGTTTGTTTTTTTCTTTATCAAACTCTTCTGTTTTCTTCAAAACTTCTCCAAAGTGCTTGAATAATTCGTTTCGAACACTTTGATTTTCGATTTCTAGTAAAAGTCTTAACACGGGCATAATATAATTATTCCCATGAAAACAGACATAACTTGTTATGTCTGCAACTTTTCTTGCAGAATCAAATTCCTTGTTACAGAAGCATTCATTATAAATAAAGTTTATTTTTTCAAGATAAACTTTATCTCCTTCTCCTAAATATCCATATTTTTCTTCCATTTTTATTCTTCCCTTCTTGCAATATTCAAGAAGTAAATCATAAAAATTCATATAGACTTCTTTTTTTATTCTATCCTCTAATTTAAATTTTTTCATTGTTTTTTCTCCTTTTCTAAAAGTAATTCTAGACCTCTCACTATTTTACTAGTGAAGGTCCCTTCTATTTTTTCGATTTTATCCAGTAAGTCTTTTTCAAGTCTTACTGTTTTATAAATTTTCGTTGAGCTTTTTGGTCTTCCAGCTCCTTCCCTTTTTCCTCCATGTCCATTTTCCATTGATTTTTCCCTCCTCTTTTGCTATACTATACATGGAGATACCACTCTATTTTTTATATAGCCTACTTGAAACTGGTACTTCCAAGTAGGCTTTTTTTAGTTTTTAAAAAATTTTAATGCTTCTTCTACTTTTTCTTTGATTGTATTTTCGTTATCTTTGCAATCAACGAAAATTCTGTAGGGTTTGCAATGTATTTCTTCGACATCCTCTACTAAGCACATAATTAGTAGACTTTTTTCGTTTATATCGTCCGCCAACTCTCTGTGTGAACATTTGTCGTCGATTACGAAATGATTTCCCACTATATATGCCTCTTCATAGTCTAAACAAAAATGTTTTGGCATATAGTAATGTTTTGTTTTATTACTATAAATCCAATGATAATGTTCTTCTTGCGAAAACTCATGTATCATTGTTTTTCTAATTTTCGTTTTTCTCATAAAATTTTCTTTTTCAAATACTCGTTTTATTTCGAAAAAAAGAAGTCTTTGATTGTTGTAGGCTTCATCTTCTTGAAAAAAATTTTTAATTTCTTTAACATTCAATCCTCTTTTGGATAATTTTTCTTTTAGATTTTTTATTTCTTTAATGAAAAGAGGATATTCTTTTTCTTTTTGTACTTCGAAATATAGAAATTTCCCTGCTTTCCAATACAATTCCAATAGGATAAGATTTTTATCCTTTATTGCTTCTTCGCATTCTTTTATTTTTTGACTTAATGTGTTCATTTTCTTCACTCCTTTATTTTTTTAAAAGTTTTTTATTCATTTACAATAGCAGTATCGTCTATTGTAAATCCATTTTCTGTTTTGGTCGCATTGACTTTTAACCCAATGCTCATTCCAAAACTTATTTCGAGCTTGCCGTTTTTTTCTCTCGGCTTTGCTCTTTCTAGCAAGTAGTTTTGTAACTCCTTGCTCAATTCTTGCCATTCATGTTTTTCTTCTCTTAGAATGGCAAAGTTTCCTTCATCGTGTAATTGGATTTTTCCAACTACAACATCAAAATATTTTTCCATTTCCGCTTTTACAGATTCTAAATCTGTATCTGCGAAAATCCAAGTTTTTTCACTAGAGTTCCATTTTGCTTTTTGTTCTCTAGCAAAATTTATAAATTCTTCGTTGTAAGGCGTTTTGCTTACAACGCTATTTCCTCTTCTCCATATTCTCGCTTCTTTCATAAAGTTTCCTCCTTTCTTAATATTGGAAACAATCTTCATTGATTGTTTCTGCAACTTCTAAAGCTTCGTCCTTATCATAGCTTACGCTATAATTAAGGTTTAGCGTAAATTTCATAACTTCCATACCTTCGCTGATTGTTCTTTCGACCTTGTGGTCTCCGTCCAACTCTTGAAGCATGTTAGCCAATCTATTCATTTCCTTTAAAATTTCTGTCCTTGTCATTTTTACCACTCCTTTTAATCTCTTTTCTTGAATATAGTATACACCATATTCAAATATATGTCAACAACTTTTTTAAAAAAATAAAAAAAAGAAGCAAGATTCTCTCTCGCTTCTTTAATCTCTTATCCCAAGCTCTTTCTTTAAAGCCTTTTGTAGAACTTGGGAAAAGTTTATATTTTTATTTTGTGCAAGAATATTTAAATGGTTTGGAATAGTTAACGTTTTTTTGACATATGATACCCTAATCAAAGATTTTTCGTATTCATAATTCATTGTCAAATAAACTACTTCCTGATTATTTTTTATATTCTTTTTTATTTCTTCAATAGAGCTAGGTTTTGGAAACTCTTTTTTCTCCTCCTCGTATTCCTCAAGAGCTAGAGTTAGCCATTCTTTCCCCATTTCTATTGCATGCTCTAAACTTTCTCCATATGTTGAATATAAAATATATTCCTGTCCTTTGTCATCCTCATTTAAAACAACATCAGGAAAACATATGTAAAAAAGTCCCTCCTCTTTTGTTATAATCGCTGGGTAAGTTACGTCCATAAAATCCCTCCTTTTTTATTTTTTGAGGTACAAGCAAGGCTATAGTAGCCCTGCTTGTCTTAAAGCACTCTCAACGGTCTTTTGAGGTAAATCTTTTCTAGGATGTGGAACAGTTACCAATCCTTTCTTGCTAGGGTGCTTGAAATGATGATGACTGCCTTTAATCCTGTCAAGATACCAACCGTCTTGCTTGAGTAGCTTTATGAGGTCTTTTGAGCTCATGTAACCACCTCATAATTATTATAACACGTATTATATACGTAGTCAAGTATTTTTTATAAAAAAAGAGGGAATTTCTCCCTCTTATAAATGTTTTTCTATAACTTCTTATACTGTTCATAATTGTTCAATATCTTCCCTATATCCGTTTTACCTTGTAAAGCTTCATATACTAATGCTTCTAGTACAAAAGTATATTTCCTATCATTTTCATCTGCAATTTCTATAATTGCAGTATCTAAGGAAGAATTGATAGTGATTGTTCTTTGTAATCTTTCTTCTTTCATAATTTTACTCCTTATTCAATTCCCAATGTCCTGTTTATCTTATTTTACTCCAATAATAATTGGCTTTTTTAATTCAATAGATTTTTCCAACATTGTTTCAAATTTTACAAAAAAATCCTTTTTTTCTGCTAAAAAATCTATTTTGTATAATTCTTCTTTGTATTCTGCTAAAAGAGCTAGTAACTTTCTTGAATCGCCTGGATATATTTTCTTCATTTCAAATCCGTCTACATTAGGAAATATCATTTCAAAAATTTCACTATCTACACGATCTTTTTTTAGCATAACTTGGCTTATAGAAGATTTAATACAATAAAATCCAAGCGGGGTATCTCGATAGATACATTTTTTATAATTATATCTATCACAATCTCTTATAAACATATATCGAAATTTTGCTGCCATGTTAATCACCTAAATCCTGTACTGTATAAGTTTTTCCTTTTGCTTTTACAGTATAAATATTATCTGTTAGTCCTGTCTTGTCTAATTCAGATATTTGCATATTTAAAATATCACGTTCATGGACTAACCTAGATTTTAAATTGTTCATAATACCTTTGACTGTTCTCATAGTTTGTTCAAAGGTCATGTCTTCAATTCTTACTTTATTTTCTAGTGGTAATGTTTGTTGTTTTAAGAGATTCTCCATTCTGTTAAACTCTCTGATATATGCTATTTTAAAATCATTATATCCTTGAATGTTGAACATATACAGAATGAAGCAGTCTTTCGTTAAAAGATATTCTTTATAGCTTCTTCTTTGGTTAGGCACTCTATAAGTGCTTGGTATTATTAGAGAAGTCAAATCTGACTTTTCTAAAATCTTATCAATATCTTTTAATACTCGATTATGTTCTTTTCCTAATTCTTTAGCTACTATTCTGCTATTTACTACATAGACATTATTTTTCTTTATTAGTTCTGGCTTGTATGTCATACCCTACCACCACTCATTCTCCATGCGATTTCTATTGCTCCACTCATGGTAGATGTATAGAACTCTAAGTTTTTAAAAGTACATTTCCATAACCCGTTTTTACATTTTTGCATTTTCATATAAATGCCTCCTTTTTTACATTTTGTTGTAAAGAGTAGTTCAATACAGTTTTCATTTTCAATTGAAAATAAAAACATTGCCTACAATTTACTTTAAAAAAAAGGAAAAAGGTGGTATAATACATTTGCTATAGTGTGAGTATACTCATACTTCTTCCCCTTTTTTGTATTGAAAAATATAGAAGAGGGGATTTTATTTATTTTTTCATGTCTTTTTTTATTAAATCAGTTAAATATTGTTTAATTGTTTTTCCCTCCTTTGCTATTTTTATTTTAATTTCTTTGTAAAGTTCAGAATCAATTTTAAAATTTATCGTTTTTTCTTCCATCTATACCCCTCCTTTGAATATATATTACTTTATTTGTTGTAAAATGTCAATCTATATTTAAATATAAAAAAAGAGCCTAAAGGCTCTCTTTAATTTATTTTCCACTTTCCCATTCTCCTGTCCACATATTATATTTTCTTTCTATCTTTTCTCCTCTATCTTCCAACATAATGGAAACATATTCTTCAACATTTTTTTTCTTTAATTTCAAAAGTAACTTTGCAGGCATTTTTATTTTCTCCGGAATGTACATTTCTTTTTTAAAAATTCCGTTAGGTTCTATTGAAGTATTAGGTTTCTTTTCCAAAGCCTTAGTAACAAGATTATTTCCAAAAGATAATGGATAATCATTTAAATTTGAACTATCCCAAACAATTTCAACAAAATCATCTGTTTTATTAGTGATTTTTATTCCGATTCCATTAAATATTATTTCATTCACCTCAACATCTACAAAGCTAGATGATTTCATAATTTCATTATGAGGTCTAACATTTGTACACCCAACCATAAATACACATAAAACAACTAAAAACCATAATAACCACTTTTTCATTTTTTTATCCTCCTTAAATATTTAAAATTAACTCTTCTTCTTTTCTTTCTTTTTCTTGCTCTTCTTCCTGTATTTCTGATTTCGTTTTTTGATTTTGTTCCATTGCCAATGTTTCTCTATATTGCTCTGCTTTTGCTATCTTAGTGAATTCGATTTCTGCATTATACTCTTTAACAACTTTCTCCACTTCATCTAAGTTCACTCGGAAAAATTCTCTTCTGTCGTTTATTTTATTTACTCTATTATCATAAAATTTCTTATGTAAAGCATTTTCTAATTCTGGTGCATTTTTAGAATAAATCATAGCATGTACATCAAAATTAAATGGAACAGAGGCATCTCCCAATTCCCGAACCCTATCCATTGGATCCAATCTTCTTGTCATTCCTATCTTATAAACATTCTCTCCAAAAGAACCTATGTTAGAAATAACATAAACATGTCCAGACTTTGTTTGTTGTGCCATAGACATTGCTCTTTCTTTGTTGTGGCTTGCTTCTTCTAACTGTGCTTTTAATAATTCTATTTTAGCATTTAACTTATCTAAAGCTGCTCCATGAGCTTCTTGTAACTTTTGTTGTGCTTGTTCTAATGCTTTTTGAGCTCTCTCTTCTTCTTTTTGAGCCTCTACCTGTGCTTTTTCAAATTCTCTTTGTGCTCTTTCTTCCTCTTTTATTTGTTCACGAATAGCTCGTTGCTCTTCTTTTTCTTCTTGTTCTTTTTGTGCCATTTCATAATTCATATATAATTCTTGTAGTTTTAATCTTAAATAATCTCCTGAAATAATACACATATTTGTTTCGTTTAATTTATTGATTGTTTCATAAGCTTTATTGATTCTTTTTTCCATTACATGAACATTATTAAATTTTACTTTTGCTATTGCTGCATCCGCTTCTCCATTAAAAGCTCGCAACATCAATTTCAAATTATCATCAATCATTTTTTGACCTTTCTTTTTATCTCCGCCAACTTCCCAGCTAACAGAACAAGTTGCAGCTTTTTTGTCTTTAATCATCCATTTCATCTCATTGTTTACTCTTTCAATCATAGCTTTATAATGAGCGGAACTTTCATAATAATATTTTGGTTCATAAAAACTAAATTCTTGTAAATCTTGTTTTTCCTCTAGTATTTCAATTTCTTTCTCTAGTTCTCTTTTTTTATCTAAAATCTTTAATGCACGTTCTTTTTCTGTTTCGTTTTCAGATTTTAATTTTAAAATTTCTTTTTCTATTTCGTTTTTTTTATTTTCTTTTTCTTGTACTGCCTGATCCATATCCATAATTTGTTTATATTCTTTTTCTACCTTAGAATAAAAATCATTGTATTTATTTTTTAAATTCTGATTCTCTTTTTCTAAAATATCTTTTTCTTGTTTTAAAATCAAGTTTTCTCTTTGAAAACCACTTCCAGATGTCCAACCGACAACAGCTATAACTAACAATATAACAATTACAATATAAAATACCATTTATAAGCCTCCAATAATTTTGATTACAATCTATTTGTACTATATTTTTCTTTATTTGTCAAACTTTCGACAGTTTTATATAAAATATAATAAAAAAAAACAGAGATGAATTTTCTATCTCTGTTGCATTTGTATATTTATTATTTCTAATTTGTCTTGTTTTTCTTTTTGATATTTATCTACTCTATCTACAATAAAGCTTACTCCAACACAACGTATTGTTCCACTATTTTCATCAATATTCTTAATAGCAACATATACAGTTACAGCTATATCTCCAGCAATTAGAAGAAAAGACGCTTTTAATTTAGTAGGCATACATTTTTTAGAATCAAATATTAAAATTTCGGCAGAATTAAGCAATATGTGGTACAAACAAGGAAAATACATAAAACGATCTTTTAATTCAGGTTTTATTTCTCCATAAATTTTTTTAACGTTTCCTATTGTAATTTTTTTATTTAGTATTTCATTTATGATCTCTAATGGTTTTTTCGCTTTATAAAGTTTATGAACCCCTATTAGATGAGAAAAATTACTTTCCTCAAATTCTAAGTCAATAATACTTCCATTTGATAAAAAATATGTAAATTTATATGGAATTATCTCTTTTTTATAAAATTGAAAAATATCATAGAAGTTCACTTGACTAATAGAGACTTTTTTATTCCTAGTTTTATAATCAATTGTCATATTTTCTCCTCTAAGAAAAAAGCCTGTTAAATATCATAACAGGCTAATTTTTATTTTTGAAGACTGAAAGATTTTTTAGCTGTTCTTCATCAGCGAGAATATGGTATTATTCCTGCCCCCATATGGGTCCCTACTGTCTTCCTAGTAAGTCCTATCCCCAACCTCGATAGTCAAGGGAAGAATTTCTTCTTACTTGAAGTATACATTTTTTCTTACAAAAAATCAACTTATTTTTTTACTTTTTCCAAGCTTTTCTATAAAATTCTTCTGCAATTCGTCTGTACCTTTCTTGCATTGCGGTATTGATACCTAAGAAAGGTCTGGCTTTAATCTTTGCAGATTGTTTTAATACATATAGAAATTCTAGTTGTCTCTTTTTTCCTCTTCCTACCTCTCTTGCTATAAAAGTTGCTCCGGGTGTTCTTACTAAAAAAGCACTTCTAAATCTTCTAGCACTTTTTCCATATGACTTAGGACTAATGGGAATTGTCAATGCTCCTGCACTTTTTGCTCGTATCACTCCACCATAGTTATGCAATCTAGCATATCTATTGTTTGTACCGACAATTGCTTTTGTCATAGTAGCTTTGCTACTAATACTTTTAGACAATAACCCGGTATTCATCAAGGGTTTTCCCTTACGGATTCCGATTGGAAACCATCTATGACCATCAGGTCCCACTGACATTCTGAATCTTGATTGGACACGTGCTTGCATATCATTAGCAATCTCTTCCATTAATTCTTTCGTATTTACCTTTCCGGAAACTTTATTGACATAAAGAGCTAAGTCATTTTTTATTTTTAATTCTATCATGATACATCACCTAGTACCATGCAGCCATTCCAGTTTTAGGGAATTTTCCATTTTCTTCAATATCATTTAAAATGGATTTTCTCGCATGAAAAGCATAACGTCTAAATTTATCTTCTGGAGCTTCTTTTTCTATCAAAAGCTCTTTTGTATTTTTTATATAAAGTAATATTCCCGCTTCTCCTCTTTTTTCAGGAAAATATTCGTATATTACTTTGTCTATTGTTTCTTCTTTTAAATTATAACCTACCATATTTCCCTCCTATCTTATTTTTTCTAAAAAGATGTCTGTTGCTAAATTATAGTTGTATTTTCTTTCAGTTATGCTATGTGCTGTTTCGTAGTCATACCCATATCTTCTCATTAAGAAATATTCTAATCTTTCATGTTTTAACAAAATTATGTCATGAGGTTGTATATCAACTCCTGTACTTAATCTTCTAAATGATTCTGACATATCATAATTTGGATCAAATTTCTTTATTTTCCCATTCAACAGATATTCATTAAAAAATACATGTTGAATAATGTTTTCTACTGCTTTCTTATTCATTTTTGTATTCCTAGCAATCGCATTGATATAAAATTTTATTTTTCTGTTTCTTACACTTTTATAATATCTTTCTGCATGAGCATCTCTTTTTTCTCCGTAAGGGTCATTCTCATTATTCAATGCTCCTGAATTTTTTACAGCTCCAGAAATTTTTCCAATCGTTTCCTTTATTTTTACAACCTTTTTTTCTTTTATTTTAACATTTTCTTCTAAATTTTTCAACCTATTAGAGACAGGAGCCGTATTAAAATTTTTCATATTTTTAGCCATTTTCTTAATTTCTTTATCCGGCTTTTCAATCTCTAAACCATATCCTTGCACTTCCTTTTCATTTAATGCAATCACTTGACTTCTACAATTATGATGATTAGGTGGATAAATAACATGCCAAATTGCATCATCTGCTGGATATACTTTTCCGTCTAAACTTCTGCAAATTTCACTTGTCCTATCATCATTGATAGCACTATACATAAAATATGGTCTTTGTTTTATGTTATTCATTTGTTCTTCATATCTTCCTGCTGCATAAGCATTATTCATAGCATTTCTGTATACCAATTCAGAATACCAACCATCTTCTCCTAAGCCTGCTTTTTCTGCTATACTTTCAATATCTTTTTTCCATTCATGATAAGTTCCACCTTTTTCTAAATTCTTTTGCAAACTGGTTAAGACTTTCTTAGTAGCTTCCAGCTCTGTAGATTTTTTTATCCAAAACATTCTATTTCTTGCTTCTTCCTCTATTTTTTCTATAGTGTCATACATTACTGGATTTCTCTCTACAATAGACTTAATCGCTTTTGTAAATGGTAAAGAGATTGGATCTAATTCTTCTTCAAATTCTAATGCTTTTTCCTGACTGTCCAAATACCCCAGTAAGAACATAATAATATAATCTTCTTCTAATATTTCCATATCCAAATCCAATTCTTCCTCTAATGGATTTTTTAACCATTTTTTCATAGCAATATTCATTTTTTTAGAAAAAGCATTTTCTTTTTCTTTATTGTTTTTCAATCTTTTGTCCACTGTATTACTTACATTTTCGACTAGAGTCTGTAATTTTTCTTTTTTTTTACTTTCAAATTCTAACGAATGAGGAATTTCTTCCACTTCTTCCAAATCCTCTTCTTCTAATCCCAATGCTTCTGCTAGCTTACTTTTGGATATTTTATATCCCAACGATCTTACATCAGTAAAATTCTTTATTTTTACTGCTCTTGTATTTTCTTTTTCTTTCTCTTTTTGAATGACATCATTCTCATCTTCTAAAGATTCTAAAGAAAAATAAAACTGCTTAGAATCATATCCATGATACAATCCGTCATAATACAGTAAAGACTGTAAACAATCACATATAAACTCACATCTTTCTTTTATAACTGCTTCCAATCCATCTCCATGCACTGTCCCTAAAGCTCTGGAACCAACTCCATTTCCATCATCAATAGATAATGTTCCACCTAGCAAATTTTGAATAATCTTTTTTCTTTCCTTATCCTGTAAATTTGCATAAATTTCTGGCTTCAAATCAGATAAATTGATAAATTGCATATTGTCTTTTAAAGTTCCTTGAAAATCACTAGGAATAGCCAACACAAGTTTATCCTGATATTTTCGTAAATCATCGACTTTTCTTCTTACATCTTCCCTTTTTTCTCCTTTGTTATATTTAAATAAAGTAATTACGTTTCCATATCTTTGAGAAATGCTCCTTAAGTACCCTTGAAACATTTCTTTATCTGTAAAAGCTATCTTACAAGATTCTAAAATACTAACTCCTGTCTTATTTGCTATATTATATCTATGAATAGCTAACAAAAATGTTTCTTTATCTATTTTTAGCTCTTTATTATCTGCAGAAACATACCATTTCTTTTCCTTTGTATATTTCACATATTTATGTGGAACATAAATTAATCTTGCTAGACTATAATCTTCTTTGTTATATACTTTTTCAAATACAGCATATCCATAGTAACAAGCTTCTAGCATATTTCTAAATAATCGATTAAATTTTACATTATTAAATCGAGCTTCGATTTCTGGAATCATCGCTCTTAATTCTTCATTATCTGTTTTTACAGACAAAATTCTTCCTGCTACTTCTCTCTCAATCTTTTGTAACGCTCCACCAATTTCGACATCTTGTAGCATTCTTTTTATAATATCCTCTGTTAGGTCCCCTTTTGCCGCAGGCATATTCTCAAATAATACTCTTACAACACTTTCTAATGTAGTATCATCTACTACTGTTTTATTTTTCTTGCTCAACGCTCTCCCTCCTATGCAGCAATAATTTCATCAGAATCATTTCCATTTTTATAATAATACCCAATTACTGTATTAAAGAAATACCGAATTCCATCCATATGGTGGTCATTTTCTTTTACCGGTACTTCTTCTCCATGCATACTCTTTTTTTCATCCCAACGATAAGAATAAAATTCTTTTATCGTTTCTATGCAATTTCTACAGACAAATAATCTTATTTTATTTAAATAAATTTGTACCAATGGAATTCCGGATACTCTTTCTGAATCTTCTTCAAATACTTTGTTATTAGCCTTTACAACATATTCTCCCTCTTGCTCCAACGCTACAATAAAGGAAGAAGCTGACGGGTCTACAATTGTATATTCAATCTCAATTCCATATTTATTACATATGCTTTCTTTCCATTCTAAAAAATCTTGAGTATACTGTTCATCTGTCTTTGTTTCATTGCTTTCTCTTCCACTATGATGATATTCTTCCATAATGTATACTTCATTTCCTAATACCCCTATTAAATTCCAAGCCATTGGATTGTATATTCCATAGTCACAAGTAATGTAATAATAGTCACAGACTGGAATTTCATCTTCATCGATAAAATTATCTCCTATAATCTGATATACCAGTCCCTCTGCCATTACCCATAAACCTAATATGAATCGTTCATAGAACGCTCCTTTGTACATCAGTTTATACTGTTGTATTTTATTTTCAGATAGAGTTGGATTATCTTCCATAGTAAAATGTAAATATAGCAATTTCTTTTCGCTTGCCATATCAATAAAATCTTTCTTAAAAAAATGATGAGGATTATCTGGGTTACAGGTAAACCAAATCTTAGATCTCTCTACAGAACATCTTGCAATCGCTTGGTCTAAAAAACTCTTTGGCATTAACACTGCTTCATCAAAAAAAGCTCCCGCTGCTGTTAGCCCCTGTACTAAATCAGCTGACTTCTCATCTTTTCCACCAAATACATAATAATAATTCGTTATTTCTCCAAGTGTAACTACTAGAACATTGTCAGAACGATTATAAGAATATTCAAACTTCAATGTACGTAACATTCTAACTAAATCTTTTAAGATGTTTCTCTTAAATGCTCCTATCGTTTTTCCGGATAAAATAAAATTCTGCCTATTAAAATTCGTCATACTCCAAGTTATAAAACTATAAATAACCGAAGAAGTCTTTCCGCTCCGGATTGCTCCATCACATATAATTCCAAAATAATTTTTATATGGACTGCTATCTCTCCACCAAGTTAATACTTTTCTTTGCTTTAAACTTGGTTCTATCATTCTAAAACTATCTTCTAAAAGTTTATTTCTTTTTCGTAATATCGTGTTTTTATATTCTGTACTAACAATACGAATTATATTTTGCAACATAACTTCTCACTTCTTTCTTTGAACTTTTCTGCAAAATTTTCTATTTTCTTCCCAGCACGATATTTTACGACTCCATACATTGATTTTGAAATTCCTAATCTGTTTTGTATTTCTTCCGAAGACATTCCAGTTCTATACAATAGCCATACATTCCTTTCTAATTCAGAAAATGGTTTCAGCTCTCCTGAAATAATCATCTCAATAAGAACATCTTTTATTTTTAATCTTTCTTCCATGCTTTTGCTAATTTTATATTTATGAAACGCAGAATCTTCTTGTATAAAATTCTCAAAAAAACTTTTAGAATCTTTGTGTGTCATTCCGTTTCCTCCCAAGTATCTATTTCCCAATTTCCAAATTGTTCTTCAATTGCTCCGCGAATTTCTTCGCTTGTATTTTCTTTATTACCTTTTTCTATTTCTAACAACTTTGTATATAATATTGCTGTTGCTTTTTCTTTCTCAAATGCAAGCCTTTCTTGTTCTAATTCATATTTCCTGTCCTGTAACATTAGTTCTGATACTTCTTTTGTATTTCCTGCTCCTATCCAAGAATCTGTATATTTTTTAGCAGCGTCTAATGTTTCTAGCCCTTGTTTAATTGCGTTGATTTCCGCTGCTAACTTCTTCCCTTCACTTGCTCCATGTTTTCCTGTGTGAAAGTCTTTTATTTTTTCTAACGCTACACCTTCTAAATATTCTGCCCCTTTTATTAATTGTAACGCTCTCTTTTCTCTTTCTTTTGTGATTGCTTCTGCTATTCTAGCTTGTGCTTCCAATTGTAACTCATCTCTTCGTTGTATTAAGTTGTAACGCTTTCTCCATTTCGCTACAGTGCTTGAATGAAAATCAACCGCTTCTGCTATCTCTTTTGCTGTGTATCCTTGCATTGTCATTCTAGAGATTTTTTTTAGTTTTTTAGAATGTTCTTGACTCTTAGCGAGCCTTTTTACCCTATTTTCCTCTTCCAGTAGACTTTTTTTTGTTTCACGCTTAATAGGTATAGCTTCTTCATTTTCTGTAACATTTTGTAACATTCCAGAAACGTTACAATCATCTGTAACACTTTGAATATTCGTTACATTCTTTTCTCTTTGTTTTCCATCTACACACCATTCTCTTTTTTTCCATACTCGAATAGAGTTAGAAGATATTCTTAAGTCCTTCGCTATCATGGATAGTGTTCCTCTAGGAGCTTTCTCTCCTCCTAGCTCCAACCATTTCTTATATGCTTTCTCTTTCTTAGTCACATCTTCCCTCCTCTCTTTTTTGTTTCATGTATTTATCCTATACAGAGTAACAACATCGTTTGTTATTACCCTGTCTAATATAAATGCATTTATACTTATCGTATTAAATAATAAAATGCATATGTAGTTATACATAGTGCTACTATTCCTTCGTAAATTTTTCTCTTCTCTTTTGTTACTGTCCCTCTTCTAATTTCTAACATTGCTAACATCATACACAATACACCAAATAATGCTCCTACCATTCTGTTCATTCCAAGCCACCTTGCTCTCTCTTCATATACTTAATCAAATATGTCAAGTACTCTTGTGCCTTTTCATAATCTTGTATTCCGTTCTTCTTATGTGCTCTCATAACATACTTCAAAATATCTCCCACACATTTCCCTTGAAATCCATCTTTCAGCTCTCTTGTAACTTCTCGGATAACGTCAATTACTTCTATTCCTAAATTTCCCAATTGATAATGCTTAGGATTTTTTACTGCATTATTTTCGTTTTCCATTCTTTCTCTCCTTTCCGCCAAGCGATTGGCAATACAATGTACTTTAAGTTTGATATTTCAAAGCAAATCGGACTACTTGTTTTACCATTATAAAGTAAAGTTCCTGTCACCTTTTCTTTTGTAGTTGCTCTTATCCATAAATCGATAAACTTAGGATTCAACGCTTTATGACATTCTTTTTCTAATGTGATTGGAAATAACATCTCTAAGTGTGTTTTTCCAAATTCTGCTTTTGCAACAATTCCGTCATGTGTGAAATAGAATCTTGGAAACATAAAATCTAAATCGTTTGACTGAAATGATGTGCAAATAGCTTTCCATGACAACGTATCTGCCAAAGACATTTCTTTTTTTGAAAAAATGTCTGTACGAAATGCCACACGTTCCGCATCACTAGGTACAATCTTACACACTTGTGAAATATCAGGAACTTGATTAACAGTAGGTGTAAATAAATGTATTTCTTCTTTTACACGAATTACCAAAGTACAGTCATCTATCAATGCAATTTCTTGTGCAACTTTTAGTAAAGACAATAGGTCTGAGGAATAAAATCCAAGAGGTTTCTTTACTTCATTTACAATTTTTTTAGCTTTCATCACAACTGCACGATAGGGATCTGTAAATCCAATGGAATCTTTAGATATTAACAAATACTTTACAGAGTCTACTGTAGTCTTCTTCATAATCTCGGAAAACCTTGTTAATCTTGTTACGTCTTCTTCTCCCCACCATAGGTGGATTTTTTTACAGTTCTTTCTAAATTCCTCTATCTTCATTTTCGGTACCCCCAACCAATGCTATATTCGTTCTCATTTCTTCACTTTCTATCATTGGATATACTCCGTTATTTTTTAACAAATCATATAAAAATAAGCGCCCTTTTTGTGTCCAGTACATATGTGGTCTTGCTCCTTGTGTTCCATCAGATTTTGAATAATTTTGTGTTTTTGTTTGTGTATATCCATTTTCAGCATATTTTTGATATAAGAACCAAATTCCACTTTGTTTGAATTGCACTCCTAATTGATGTAACTTTTTATTCATCCATTCAGCACTTTTTCCATAGTCTTTTGCGATAACAGTCATAGATAATAAATCTTTGCATTGTAGAATCAAATCATAATAACTAGCCTTTGGTTGTAGCTCTGAAATTTGTTGATCTTTTACTTTGTTATCTAATGCTAATTTCTCAATCTTTTCTTGTTGTTCCGCTGCCAATCTTAATGCTTCTGCGAAGCTAGTTGGCACTTGGAATTGACCTCTCAATTTATTTTCAAGTTCATCAATGTATTTGATGACTGCTTTTCTAACGAACTTGGATTCTCTTACCAGCACTTGTCTTGATTGTTGCAAGTCTAAGATGAACATAGGTCTTTCTTGATTTTGTTTATCTTTATAGGACCCGGCGGAAATTTTTCCGTCAGCTATTTCTTCCTCAAATTCAAGCTTAATAACCTTTAGTAAGTCATAATGTTGCAACTCTTTTCTATCTCCCTCCTCTCTTCTAAATTGATTGATTAGTTCTGTAAGTTCTAATGATGTAAATGTGTTTTTGTTTTGTAAATTGTTCATAACTCTATTCTCCTTTTTTTACATTAGCCTTAAATTATTCTAAAACTTCAATTCTTACTCCTGCATTTCCCTTATCTACTTCATATCCTAGACAAACTGGTATAATCTCATTCGCATTGTCGTCATCTATCCAACCTGCTTTTACCATTAAATCGCAGGGCAATTGCATAGCATTGATATAGTCAAATTTTCTTCTACTATCCCGGATAAAATAAAATCCAATTCGGTAAGGTTTTTCTTTTCCTTTAATTTGTCTATGAAATTCCGCTACATTTCCTGCAAAATGCCATTGAAATGCATATGTTTTTAAATATTTTTCCACTACTTCTGAATTAATCAATCTAGTTGCCACAATGTTCCCTCTTTTATTTTTTATTCTCGCTATTCTCTTACTGTTCTTAGAACTTGGAACATTTCCAGCTATAAAAATCTGTGTCATTCCTGCTCCTCTTTTAATTAAAAACTAAACTATTTAAACCAATCAAAACAATAACAATTCCAAATATAAGCCAAGCAATATCTAATTGTTTACTTTTTTTTAGCTCTTTCAGCAAATCCTCGTTTCCTTTTTCTAATTCTTTTATTCGCATTTGAAGCTCCAATATCATCTTCAATCTTTCATAGTATCTTTTTTGTGACTTATATCGTTTCATTTTTATCCCCCATAAAAACTACATGCTATATAAATATTGCAAAAATATAGCCAACCAAACAGTTGAACATATTACAGAAATTCCGATACAACCCATTTTCATTTTTCTGTACATTTTTTCTATTTTCATGTTTTCTATCTCTTTTTCTTTGACAGAGTTTTTTAATTTTGCTATTAACTCTTCGGATTCTAAAATAGTACTTAAAAGCTTTTCTCTATTTTCTGCTTCTTCTAATCGAATTTCCTCTGTTTTTTTATTAAATTCTTTTTTTATCTCTTCAAGTCTTTCATTAAAAATCTCTATCTTGTAGTTTGCATATTCATCTAACAAAGATTGAATTAATTGTTCCATTCCTTCGTGTCCGATGTTTGTATTTCGTCTTGAAGTTTTTATATCTAATCCCCAAGATTTCATATATGCTTTTAGAACGCTAAATGTCTTTCGTTCATTTTCTACAGTAATTCTTAAGCCATTCCTAGTAAATATTTGCTTTTTCATCTCTTTTATACTCCCTCCAATTTATATTTTTTCTAATTTTATTTTTTGTAAAGCATTATATGTTCTTGTTGCAGAACAATTCCCCATATATACACCATTTGCATAGATTTTCATCTGCATAGCACTTTGATTCCCATCCATTCTCTTCGTTCTTGTAATTGTTGTTTTTATTTCTAAAATATCTCCTGGTATCAGAACCCTCCATATTTCACTTTCTGTCCTTTTTATAGAAATAATCCTATATTTTTCACTCGCTAACTCTATCATTTTTCAAATTCCCCTCCACAAAGAGGGCAAGTAATCAATTTTTTCTCTGGTTGTATAATTTCTGGTTCATCCTCGTCATCATCTTCAAAATTATTAAATATGCTATTCAGTTCTGCTTCTCCAAATCCCAATACACTTAAATCAAAATTATCTACTTTTAAAGCATTCATTTCATAAGCAAGAATTTCAGAATTAAATCCAGTATTCATTGTTAACTTATTGTGAGCTATAATGTATGCTCTCTTCTGATTTTCTGTTAAATGAGATAATCGAATACAATCACATGATTTTATTCCAAGTTCTTTTAACGCTAAATACCTACCATGTCCCTCTATAATTTCATTGTTTTCGTCAACTGCAATAGGATCGTTAAATCCAAACTCTTCAATTGACTTCATAATTTGTTTTACCTGCCAATCTGGGTGTTCTTTTGCATTATTTTCATACATTTTCAACTTCTCTAAAGAAATTTTTTCAATTTTCATCGCAACTTCTCCTTATAAAAACATACTCTCTATAATAGAGAAAATGTTCCCAAAAAAATGGGAACATTTCGTTATTTTTCTATGATTTTACTAGCTTTTTTGAAAAATAAAAAAATATTTAAAAAAAATAAAAAAAGTTGTTGACATACATTTGAATATAGTGTATACTATATTCAAGAAAAGAGATTAAGAGGAGGAACAAAATGAAACAAATAAAATTATCAAACAAAGAAATCGAAAAAATGGGAGGAGTATTTGTAAAGTACTCCGAATGGAAATACAACGGTCATTATGACGGATACCTTAGACATAAGGTTTATCTGTTAAATGGGGAAGAAGTTATATCGTATAATACTTGGGAATACAAGGGGGTGTAGAAAAATGAGAAAAGAAAACAAAATAACAAGGAAAAACATCAGGGGAGAATTCTTCCCTGATGTAAAAAAAGATTGGTATAAACATCAATACCAATTCAGACTTATCAAAGGTGGATTTGTAGTACATTCTACAATTTTCTACCTTGAAAAAGGAAAAGTTGTCAGAGCCGAAACTGAGACAACTCATAAAGAAATTGCTCCAGCCTCAATTCGTTGGCACAACGAATTACAAAGAGCAATTCGTATGATTTGGGGAAACCGAGGGTTGAGAAATCAACTTTTCGGTCTATAAAAAAAGGATACGTTAACAGTCCTTTAAGTTGTTAGCTATTTTATACCTAAATTCAGACGGCTATTATTTAGACGAACTTGATTATCTAGCTAGCGAAGATTTTCAGGCCGAAAAAGATATAAAAGTTTTTTATGCCGAAAGGGAGTAAAAAACTTTTATATCGAATAACGTAGCCGAAAATGCGTTATTAAAAAAAATAAAAAAGGAGGAAAAAATGAGTAAATACAAAGTAAATTTTTATGCTTCAACAAGATATGTAGGAGCAGAGGTAGAAGAAGATGTTGATTTAATAGAAGACTATGGTTTTTCAGAAGAAAAAGCAAAGAAAATTTTTGAAGACGAAGATAAATTGCAAGAAATTTTCAACGAGTGGCTTTTTGAAAATATAGACGCTGGTTGGAAGAGATTAGAGGAAGAATGAAATTGAAAAAAAGACAGAAAATTGTAATATATTCTGTCTTTTTTTATTATTTTTATTCACTTTTTGTAAATAGATAAAAGAATGGCGTGTCTAATAAAGCAATTATAACTTTTATAAAAAATTGACTATAAATAACAAGAAACAAATCTGGTACTACTCCATAAAATGCAATTGTGATAAAAATAGAAGTATCCAAAAATTGACTGCATATTGTGTTAACATTATTACGAATCCATTTATATTTTCCTCCATTTAGTGTTTTCAATTTATGAAAAATAAAAACATCATTTGTTTGTGCTACTACATATGCTGCCAAACTTGCTAATGTCATTCTTAAACTTCCTCCAAGAACAGCTTGAAATTTCTCTTGAAAGTCTAACATAAATGGTGCTATTGGAATTTTGATTGCAAATAAAATCAAGAAAGTTGCTATAATTTGTGTTAGCAATCCTCTCTTGACTGCTTTATTTGCTTCTTCTTTTCCCCATATTTCCCCTATAATATCTGTACATAAAAATGTAATTCCATAACTTACTACCGCTGCTGGAACAACAAAGTAATTTCCTAAAATCACTAATTTACTAGATATTACATTAGCAATAATTAAACATGTAATAAAAAGACAATTTAAAAACATTAACTTATTTTCTTTCATTCCTTCTCCTCTTCATTATTTCTTTTTTTAAAAATCTTAACCTTTCTCCTAATCCCATTGTTTTTAAAGGAATCTCATTATTCTTAAAATACACAGCAAGATATTCTAAATATTTTTTACCGCATAAAAAAACAATTCTATCCTCCTTAGTAATATTTTTTTCTTGCAATTGTTTTAAAACTTTACAGGTCCATTTTTTCCTAGAATCATTACTCATATTGTTTAATGTTAAATCATAACTTTCAATATAATCATCCAATTCCAAAAGTCCGTATTTCGCAGATAAAATATAAATTTCTTCTGAAAAAAGTTTCGCATATTTTAATTGATACCTAAACAAAGTAGACACATATAAATCTTTGGCTTTATGTTTTCCTGCTCTTTTTTTCTTTACACAATTAATTAAAACAATTTTTCTCATTTAATTCGCTTCTCCTTTAAATAAAAAAATCTGAAATTTTTTCCATTCCATAATCGAATACTTAGTTAATTTCATTCTTGTTTCATTTCCAAGTTTTATCTTTCTTTTTTCTGAAATACTCTTATTTTTAATGCATTTTTCTGTAATAGAAAAAATAGGCATACTTCCAAATCTATTTATAGTCGTCCAGGTAGAACTATCACAAGAAAAAAATGGAAAATCATTGATTTCTTTTCCTGTAAAACCAAGCCCATGAACATTACATTTTTCACTTCTAGCTATTTTTAGCAATGGTAGGAATATTTTTTTATAATCTTTTTTCTTAATCTCCTTCGTAACAATTCCACCAATTGCCACATATTCATATAGTTTTACTGTGTTTTTCCATTCATTTATTCCTCTTGAAATATGCCAAACAGGAATACTTTTTCTTCCTACTTCTTTTTCTATTTTCTCTCTTATTTTGAGAACTTTTGAGTACCCTACCAATGGATCAATATCTAATTCTATAAAATTCTTAACATTCCAGAATTTAATAAATTCTATATAGTTCTCAATATAGTCATCCAAGTTTTTAAGAAATGATTCTGCTCCTCCTTTTGCATTTAACATACTAAATGCTCCACTATCTAAAATAAATCCCTTACAATCATCGCTGTTAATATATGAAAAATACTGTTGCAATATGCCTGGTTTTAATTTCTGCAAATAGTGAAAACTTCCTAAAACAAACAAGGGTTTTACATCAATCATAGTTTCAATTGTTACATAGTCATTCTCTAAACTAGCAAGATACAAATTCATAGAATCCCTCCACAATGAGGACATCTTTTTTCTTCTTGTTTGCTCTTTTCGTCGTCAGATAGAACCTCATCTAACTCTAATTCATTACTAGATAGTAATGTCTCTAATTCATATTCAGAAAATCCGGTAATTACTAAATCGATTTTATTCTCTTTTAAATTAGATAATTCTTCCTCTAAAATAGATAAATCAAATCCAGTGTTCATCGTTAGCTTATTGTGAGCTATAATGTATGCCTTTTTCTCTAGTTCTGTCAAATGTCCTAGCACAATGCAATCAACTTCTTTTAATTCTAGTTGTATGCTTGCTAAGTATCTTCCATGACCTTCAATAATGTTTCCTTGTTCATCAATAGCAATTGGATCGTTAAACCCAAATCGCTTGATACTTTCTTTTATCTGTTCAATTTGCCATTCCGGATGTTCCTTCGCATTATTTGCATAAGGTTTTAATGTTTCTAACTTTCTTTTTTCAATTTTCATTTCTACACCTCCTCATAATAGGAAAAATGTTCCTATTTTTTTGGGAACACATTTACAATTGTATTCTTATTTTATAAAAAATATGGTAATATAAGTTTGAGGGAGTGATAATATGAAAAAAATTAAAAGTAAATTTTCTTTAAAACAAAAGAACTTTATTAAAGAATTATTAAAATTACATAAAACAATTATCATGGATTTATTGGTAGACAATTTTTCCCAAACAGATCTTTCTATTCTTTTTAAATTAGATAAGGATTACAATGAAAATATATTAAAAGTTTTTACAGAAATTCTTGACTTTTCTGAAAAAGGAGCCTTTTATTTTAATAAATTACAAAAAATAAATAATAGTAGAACAGAAAAATATATGTCATATTCAATTGAAGAATTAAAAAAAGAATTTGAAAAGGATTATTTTATTCCGGAAAGAGGAGATGGAATTGCTCCGGAAATGATTTTACTTTATTATAATTCTAACAATGTCCCAAAAGATTCTGTTTATGCTTTTTGTGAGAGCTTTTATTTAAAAACTTTAGAAAACTACGATACAAAGCAAGATGAAAAGCTACAGGAAATTTACAATGATTGTACTCAAATGACAAGCTATATGATTGAATTAGAACATTATCTAAATGGAAAATATATTGGAAATATAAGTGATGAAGAGCTATATAAAAAGTTTTTAGCAGAAAAGATAGAAGGTGGCTATAAAGTTAGAAGAGGATTATTAGATTTTGCTTATAAGTATCTAGAACAAATTTTTGAAACACATTATAAAGCTGAAAAAAGTTACATTTTATTGCAAACATATTTACAGAAAATCGCAGCAATGTATGAAGAATGGCAAAATAAAACTCCCGAAATTTCTTCTGTTACAAAAGAAAATCAAAGTCTAAAAAATAAAGTAGAGCTATTACAAAGAGAATTGGAGTTGTCATTAGAGAAAAAAATCATTGTAACAAACGATGAAGATTTAATAGCAAGAAATAAAGAATTAGAAAAAGAAAATTATTATTTAAAATATCAGAATGAAAAATTACAACTAAAACTTCAAGAACTAGAAAACGAGTTAAACATAAACAAAACCATTGTTGAAGAATTAGAAATTTCGCAAGAAATTCCACCTAAAGATCCAAAAATGAATCCTAAAAATATAGTTGTTTTAGGTGGAAAATGGACATATGAAAAGATAAAAAGCTCAAATCTTCCTATTACTTTTATTCGTAGTGAAGATATTTTGAAATCTATGTCCGGAATTAAGAAATATGATCTCATTATTTTCGACACTTCTCGAAATTCCCATATTTTTTTCAATAAGCTAAAAAGTGTTACTCACAACTTCTATTTAATTAGTCATAGTAGTATTGAAGAAATACAAAAAATTATACAAGGCTAGGTCAAACTAGCCTTTTTTCTCTCTTCTATTTGTTTCATAAATTCTATTTTTAAATTTTCTAACATATTTCCTTTTTTACAGATATTTCCAGCTATCATTTTATCTAACCCGCAATCACATTGCATTCTTATATAAGTGCAAGACTTTGTTTGTCCAATTCTAAAAATACGAGCTTCTGCTTGTTCTATAGTAGCATAATCAAAAGTCTTATCCCAAAATACTATTACATTGTATTCTTGTAGATTGAGTCCAAAACTATGTTTTTGATAACTTAACACTAAAATATTCGGGTATTTCTCTTTTAAATATTCTTGAGATTCTATAAATTTACAGAATACAATACATTTTGGATATTCCTTTAAAATCTCTTCAAAAACTTTCTTCTTATCTTCTGTTACTGCATAAATAGATTGTAATTTTTGAGCATATTCTAAGAAATGAAATCCTCCTCTTTCCAAGTCATCTAGCATTCTATCTTTAATTTTGTTATACTCTTCTTCTTTTTCAAAATAATCATAATAGTATTTCACATACTCTCGTTCTAAGTTTAAAACTAATTCACAACGATAAATATAATTGTCAATCATTTTAAATAAAGCTTCTTCATTTGCATTGTCGGAAACAATTCTTTTTAATTCTCTTCCATTTTTCTTTACAATAATTTCATCTGTAAAACGATTTCTGAACTCTAGAAAACTCATATTTAAAATCTTAGGACTTAAAAAATCTAATTGATTGTAAAGATCTAAAAAGTTCTTAGATATTAATGTACCATTTAAAATCAGCCTATATTTACAGTATCTTCCAATTTTAATAATTCTTTGAGAAACTTGAACGTAATTTTTTATTTTTAAACTCTCATCTAAAACAATAAATGATGTTTCTAATTCTTTCGCTAAGTTAAGAACTTCTAAGAAAATTCTTCCACTTTGCCGAATAGATTCTATTCCATAAAATGTAATTGGTAAATTTTCAAAATCATATTTTTTTACTTCTTTCCAAAAATTGTCTTTTGTATTCAATGGCGCAAGCCAAATTAAATGATTTGTTTTATTTGCTTGAAATCTGTCATTAAATAACTGTAGAGCAGTCATTGTTTTACCTGTTCCAGTTTCCATAAATAAAGCTCCTACTTTTAATTTTTTTAATTTTTCAACTGCCTCTAATTGCTCTTTACTCATCTCGTAAATCATCTGGAACCTCCACTTTCTGAATTGTTATTTTGCTTGCTCTTCTCTTAAAATATTCTGTTTTTTGCTCATAATGAGTTGGTGTTCTATCTTCGAAATCATACATAATTTCTCGTAAACTTCTATCTTCATTTGTGTAAATATATTTTCTTTTTCCTCTTTTACCTTCTCGATAATAAATTCTCACAAATGGTTTTTCCCACATAAATATTAAATATTTTTTACCCTTTTTTTCTTTTATCAATGCTTTCGGATAATAAAAATAACAAGCTTCCTCTATGTTTTCATATGGTAATCTAATCAAAACTGCTTTTTCTGTTTCTAAAATAATGTCAGAATACTGTAAATAAATTTCAAACCACATTTTTTTTACTCCTCTTCCGATTTACTGAATTCTCTATCTTTAAATAAGCTGGCTAATCCCGACAATTGTTTTAATCTCAGTAATTCATCAGCATCCATTCCAATGTTTTTTAATATCCAGGCATCACTCATTCCACTTTCTACTAACTCTGATACAATATTTGTCATCAACTCAATTGAATGACTTCCTCTTGCTCTATTATGACGTATTGTAGAAGCCATCCTGTTTGAAATGTCTTTATCTATAACTACAACAGGTAAGCAACCATTTTCTCTCTCATAAATATCTTTATGCTTCTTCATAATTGTATATCTGTGAAATCCATCCACAATTTCGTACTTATCAATATCTTTTAAATAATAGCAAACAATAGGCATTGTATAGCCATCGTTTTTAATTGACTGATAAAGTAATTTCATTTCTGGGGGAGCAACACTATTTGGATTGTATGAATTTGCTTGAACTTTCTCAATTGGAACTTTTTTTATGTTATAAACTGGACTTTGATACATAATATACCTCCTATAAATTTCTATATTTTTCCATAATATTTTTTCTTTTCTCTAATTCATATTTTGTTTGTCCAAAGCCTAATGTTTTACAGCTTGTGTCATTTTTAAGTATTGCTATACACATTCTTTTGTATGTAGGTAATAAATTAGGCTTGCTTATTTCTATTTCATCTAAATAATCCTTAAAACGTATTACATCGTATTCTGTTGTATAATTTCTATTATTTTTTGGTTTTCCTAAATTTTCATGTTCTACTGTTAATTCTTTTGCAATTTCTTTGGGTAATGCTCCCCCAGTTACAGTCCAATATTTTATGGAAGTTTCTAATTTTTTTAGATAAATTTCTCTTGTATGTTTAGGCAAAGTGTCCAGCAAAAAATACATATATTCTTTCCATGTGAAATGATCCGGCTTCTTAATTGTTTTCCAACCCATTGCTGTAGTTCCACCGTACAATCCAGTAAAATTTACTCCATTTACTCTTCCGACTAATTTTCCCCAATTGTTAGGATCAATTACTTTATACAGTTTTAAACTGTCTTGTGCTGCATCGTTAAAAGGGCTTGCAACCCTCATAGCATTTACTTTTAATCCTGCTTGATAGAACAAGTCATAGATTTTGTTATACCTCTTTTGAAATTTAGAATTATAAATCCATATGTCATCAACAAGCCAATCGTAAATTGGATAAATATTTACAAGATTCTCACTTATTTTAGTGGTATATTTTTTCCCTTCATACTCATTTTTATCATCAAACTTATTTACTGCTTTGTATCGATGTAAACTTTCCTGTGTTCTAATTCCAATTAAAAAACAAGTTTTTCCTTTCTTTGCTATTTCTTTGCCAAATTTAATATTAAATTGATAATCTGAAATCTCATAATCAAAAGAATATGGAAAATTCTCCTCATTGATGGAATTTTCAGGTAATTTTCTACACCATATTTCTTTATCTTCAAACTTCCAAGGCTGCCAAAATGATTGAAACATTGAAACACTGCATTGAGCTTTAATTGGTAAACATACCCAGTATTTTTTCACTTCTATTGGTAAAGAATGAAACACTTCTGTAACATAATCAGTAGTAGCTTGATATTGAGCTTCATAATCCATATGATATACCCCAATTTTATGTAAAACTTTCATTTCTTTTGCAATATCCAAAGTTAAGTTTAACATCACTCCTGAATCTTTTCCTCCAGAAAAAGATACAATAATATTGTCAAATTCAGAAATAGCATATTGAATTCTTTTCCTTGACGCTTCATACACATTCATTTTTCTTCTCCTTTTTTCCTAAAGTTAAGTTATAGATCCTTTGAATATCTTTTTTTTGTAGCGATATTCCCTCTTCTGTATAAGCAATGATTTCTCCAAATTCTGTAATTTCAAAATTTTCTATAATTCTTTTTTCAAGCATAATATCACACATTTCTTTCAAAGCTTTCATTTCACATCACTACAATCCTTTTTTGCAACTTCTTAAAATTCTTTCTGCTATGTATGAGCTTTTATTTCTCACATCATCTATTTTTAACTTCTCAATTTGAATTTCATTTTCTAAGGTACTCTTTTCTTTTTCTAATTGTTTTTGTTTAGAAAATAGCATTTGAATTTCTAACTCTAGTTCTCTTATTCCTGCTTCTTTTTCTGAAATTACAGAATTTTCTTCCATATTTTTTAATAATTCTTTTTCTCGATTAAAACTATTTCTTAAAGTGTGATACATTTCTATATTTCCAATTTCATCTAAATTAAAGTCAATTGGATAACAAGTAAGCATATTTCCATTCACAACAACATAAGTCATCATTTTATCCTCGTTAATATAAAAAGAAGCTTCTTGATGTCCCTCATGTTTTTGTTTTATAAAAAATTCGGATTTTAGAAATTCTTCTTGTAATCTCTCTTCTAGTTCAGAAATCAATGTCTCATTATCTCTTTTAAAATTATCATATGTTTTTTCGTTAATTCCTGCTATTTTATGTATTCTAGAAACGTATCTCATCATAGCGTGTTTGGTAATATTCATTCTTTTCCACCTCGTTTCAAATATGCTTCAATAATCATTCTTCTTTCTTCAATGCTCAATGGACTACAAGTAAGTTCCACAACCTTATCGTTCGTTCCAGGTAATGATTTTAAAATTTCCATTTTCGATATTTTTACCCACTTTTTCTTCTCATCTTCATATCCAAGCTCAAGTATTTCTCCAATTTTTATTTCATCACTGTCATAAATACTAATTGGAAACTTTTCTTCTTTGTCTAAAAAATTTAAACTTAATTCCATTTCAACCTCCTTATAAAAATAAAAAAAGAGAGAATAAACTCTCTTTTTGTACACTAAAAAATAATAGAACCATCTTAGAACCAAAGACAAAATATTTAAATAGATTTCCTTTGAAATCAATAGAAAATCACCGATTGATTTAAATTAGAGTAGAATGTAAATTTGTTAACAGTAGATTTGACAAATCCAACTCAAAAAAATTAGAGTATTACTAAAGTAGAATGTAAATAAATTAGCCTTCATATCTCCTTCAAGTGTAGTAATAATTAGAGTATTACTAAAGTAGAATGTAAATATTTTACTGCTTAAATTTTTTAGATATATTGCTTTTAATTAGAGTATTACTAAAGTAGAATGTAAATTGGAATTTTTCCTTCTTCTAATGACTTAATGACACTAATTAGAGTATTACTAAAGTAGAATGTAAATATGGGCAAGGAGGAATCTTATTTCGAAAAAACTTGATTAGAGTATTACTAAAGTAGAATGTAAATCTTCGGTGTCCTGCAATGTTGAAAGCTTGGCAAGGAATTAGAGTATTACTAGAGTAGAATATAAATTTTCTTACTATCTGGAAACATGCTATTTTTTCAACAAATCAGAGTATTTTTAGAATTTATATTAAAATTTGAACTATAACTAAAAAAGAGGTAAAAATGTTATGTTGGATTAAAAATCTGCAATATATGGGTTCATTATTGAAGATTGTTTGAGAGTTTCTTTTGGATTAAAAAAAGGGAGCTTTCATTGTAAGAGAATACGTAAGGATATGGTACACATAATCAGGTTACTGGAACTTCGTCCGACGACATCACCGTGATGTTGACAACTTTAGATTCCTTAAAACAAAGTGAAAGACAAATTAATATGGAAGATATGAAAAAAAGATTTAGTAATTGTACAAATGACGAGATTGACAAGAGTTCAGAAATTACACATGTTCACTCTATTTCAAAAGAAGCTTGCAGAATTTATGTGGAAATAGTGAAAAGTCTGATTATAAATAAAAATTTAAAAGACATCTTAGAGAATTTGGAATGTACAAAAAATTTTCAAGATTAAAACATCTCGATACTTTGTAGGAAGAGCAATATATTATGAATGCTTTAGGAGGTAGTTTGTGATGTGTGTATCAATGACAAAAATTATAAGAATACGGTATTAAAAGCTGTAAATCTAGGAGAGATACTTTAGGAGATATAACGAGAGGATTATTTGGAGTATTATAAGGTAATAACAATATTCCCGAGACTTAGTTTTAAAAGTTAAGGAATAAAGATGAGATAGTGAAATACATAAATTATTAGGAGAAAATGTGAAGTAGTTATTTTAATAACTCAAGTTTCTGTGATTATGATATTATTATGATGGGAGTAATACTAGAGTTCATGTGTCGAAGAAAGTACACATATGAATACAACATGGATGATACGAGTCAACGTCGACTAACATGAGATTTTTATATAAGAACTACTATGAACAAGGAAACTTCTATTTTCAGAATACTGAGTAAGAAAATAATTAAAATTTCAAAAAAATAGAATTTTTATCATTTTTCAAAGAAAGTTAAAATGCTTATACATAATAAAAATTCGTTCGGTATTCAAACAGAAAATCTTCTATATATACTATTTAAAGGTATTTATAAACTTAAAAAAATTTCGGTTGTATAATAAATGGTGTTGATGAGAAATGTTTCCTCAATACCATTTTTTTTTACAAAAAAAAGTGGAGACAATGAAATTTTCCTGTTAAAATGTAATCGCGAAACCCAA